CGAAAGCGGCTTCACGTCGACGCGCGATTCCGCCGGCATGTGCTCGGCCACCAGCTCGCGGATGCGCCCGACGTACTCCGGGTGAACGCGCACCTCGATGCTGCCCAGGCCGGTGTTGCGGATCACGGCCCGGCTGGTGACGCTGGCGGTCAGTGTGTAGATGTCGCTCATGGTCAGTGCATGCTCCTGGTAATCCATTCGAGTATCGCGATCATGGCGCCGTTGCTGAACGCTGTTGCGTTCGGCCCGGTGCCGGCGCTGACACGGCCCATGATCTCCTGGCGCAGCTGCTCGGGCTTCACGCCTCGACCGAGCGCGGCGTATGCCTCGGTGTAGCCGCGCTCGTGTTCGGCTTTCTGCTGCTCAGTCATGAGCGCTAGCGTCCTGCTGCTGCGTGGGGGCGGCGGCGCAGCCCATCGCAAACAGAGCCGTCGTGCAGGCGGAATAAAGCGCAGAGAACGCCGCGAGCGCTTCACGTCCCCGCTCACCCGCCCCCGGCTCGGCCTGCTGCTTTGGCTTGCTCGGCTCAGCCGGCGCATACTCGTCGAGCGCAGTGACAGCCCGATCGGCATTGCTCAGTTCGTGGCTCATTCCTTGTCTCCTCGAAACGCACTGATGCGCTCGTTCAGAATCTCCAGGTACATCACCATGGCGCCAAGCTGGTTGCGCATGCGAACTCGTTCGGCGTACTCGATGCCCAGGGGGCCGATCTGCTCGGCAGCGCGCAGGGTCGCCCGCAGCCGGCGTATCTTGTCCTCCAGGTCCATGCGCTCTGCGATCATGCGGATTTGGTCGTCGGTCATCGCTTCGCATCCCGTGCGCGCAGCGTCAGGTCATCGGCGGGTGCAGTCATTGCTGCTCTCCTCGTTCGAGCGCCGCATTCACGCGGTCGATCACGGCGCAGGACCAGCTGTACGCGGCGGGGTCGCTGAACTTGATCCAGTTCGACATGACGCGCATGTGGTCGCGCGCGACGGCCAGGGCGTGACGCAGTTCTTCTGCGCGCGCCGCCTCTGAGGTGGCGGGTCGGCTGTAGGCGTATTCGATTTCGACGCCCTGGGCGCGCAAATGCTCGACCGTCGCGTCGCTAGGCACCCCTCTAGTGAAATCGCCGCGATGGGATGGAAATGCAGGTCGCCATCCAACCGGCCGCACATCAGCCTGCGCGCCATTGATCTGCGCATGCCCGTCGTGGTCGCTGCCGACAATCGCGGCCAGTTCTTCGTAGGTCGGCAAGCCGCGCTCGCCGTTGCGGTACTGCTCAAGAATGGTTTTCAGCACTTTCATGCTCCAGTACGGTCAGGGTTTGCTCTGTCGAGCTGCCCACGTGCGCAAAGACGTTGTAGGCGCCGCACAGCAGTGCGACGGTGTTGGGAACGCGGCGCACGCCGCGCTCGTACTGGCTGACCGTCACGGCCTGGATGCCCAGGCACTCCGCTGCACGTGCCTGGGTCAGTCCATGCTGGCGGCGCCATTCGCGCAGGCCGAATCCTGTCATTCCTTGATCTCGATGGGGAAGGCGCCGATGTAGTCCGAGGACAGGCGATCGTGCGTGGCCTCGTCTTCGCTGTCGTGCGTCTCGTGGGATGCGACGATGCGGCCGTCGTCTTCGCGGTACAGGTTCACCCACACCGTGCGCTTGGCGGGCAGCATGCAGAAGTCGATGCCTCCTTCGCCTTCAATCCTTCCCTGTTCATCGCAGACGTACACGCTGCCGCCGACGCGGATTACGACGCAGCTGTGCCACTCGGCTTCGGGGATGTGAGCGACGAAGTGCGCAGGGTAGTTGGTGCCGGCGACGGCGATGGGCCTGCCGGCCTTTACTGCCTCGAGATTGAACGGTCTCATAGCGTGAAGTAGATGTAGATGGCGGTGCCGACGAAGATGCCGACGGCGACGATGGTTGCGACATCCAGCGCGAGGGAAACGCCGTCGTTCTGCATTTCCCCGCGCTTTGCGGCGCGCAGCAGGTCGTTGTGCTCGCTCACTTGCTGGCGCGCTTGTGGCGCTTCACGTTGCGGGCCTTGCGGGCTGCTCGCTTGTCGCGTGCGGTGCTGCCGCCGTTGCGCTTGGTCGTGCCGATCTGGCTGGGCTGTTCGGTGAAGCCGAACATGCTGCCGATCGCGAGCTTGATGATGCCCATGGATCACTCCTGAATGTGCTGCGGTTGAGAAAGCCCGCGCGCGGCGGGCCGTGGTCACTGCGCGGACTCGATGCGGTGTTGCAGCTCGTCCTCGATCTTCTTCCAGCGCGCCACGCCGACCAGCGTGCTCATGCTGACGGTGGTGCCAGCAAGCGCGATCTCCTCCAGGTCGACGGACACGCCGCTGCCGAAGCCGCGCCCGAAGTAGTGCACCTTGCCGTAGAACTCGACGCGGACGTCGCCCAGGAAGCCGTCGCCCAGCCGCTCCAGGCCGTCGACGATCTGCGGATGCTGCGCCAGCACCTGCGCGAGCGCGGCGGCGGCGGTTGCGGCGTTGGCCTGCTCGGCCTGCCGAGCGATTGCCTGTTCGGTGGTCATGCACATGTCCGTCTCCTTGTTGTGACGTCAGACGGGATCGACAAGGATCTCGGTTTGCGTCGCCATGAAAGCCGCGCGCACCTTTTCAAGCTTCTTTTCCAGCGATGCGATTTCCGCAGAACGAATGTCGAAGCCTTCCGGCATTTCGATGTGTGCGACGTTCGGGCAAATCTGAATCCAGTCGCTGTCCGCCCCCATTTCAAAGTCAAAGAAGGTGAATTCCACCTTGCCGCCCCAACCTTGCCTTGCGTACAACCAGCCCTTGATCTCGATCGTTTTCATGGTCAGGCTCCTTGGTGGGGCTCGGCGGCTTCTTTCTTCTCGGCGGCCTCTTCAACCCATGCGCCGCCGATCAGGTTCTTGGGCTTCGTCTTGGCGATAACGCGCGCGTATAGCGACCACGTCGGCAGCCGCACCCGAAGGCCGGCAAACACGCCGAATTCCTCGCCAGCCTCGATGCCCTCGCCAGCCTTGATGCCCCAGCCAGCCTCGATGCCACAGCCAGCCTTGATGCCCTCGCCAGCCTCGATGCCACAGCCAGCCTTGATGCCACAGCCAGCCTCGATGCCCCAGCCAGCCTTGATGCCACAGCCAGCCTCGATGCCCTCGCCAGCCTTGATGCCACAGCCAGCCTCGATGCCACAGCCAGCCTTGATGCCCTCGCCAGCCTTGATGCCCCAGCCAGCCTCGATGCCACAGCCAGCCTCGATGCCCTCGCCAGCCTTGATGCCCCAGCCAGCCTCGATGCCCTCGCCAGCCTCGATGCCACAGCCAGCCCGCAACCATTTGGAAACCGAGATCGCGCCCTTGACGATCAGCGAGCCCGCGACGAACAGGTACTTGCAGTCGGCAACGAATTCGAGTTCGAGCACTGCGGTTTTGTCGGCGCCCGCCAGATTCATCAGCCAATGCGCATCATCCGGCCGGTCATCTTTGGCTAGGGCGTTCAGCACGTCCTGGTACTCGGCCTCGCCTTCCGGGAAGCGGCGCAGGAACCAGCCATAGCCGTCGGCGCAAGCACTCCACGCGCGCAATTGGTCTTTCGTGATCTTCATCTCATCCCTCGGTGTCAGTGGTGGGTTAGGCGTCGTGCTTGGCGATGTACGCATCGGCCACCGCACGAGAGGCGCTGACGCGATCACGTGCGACAACACGGTCGAGCCACTCGCGCATTGCTGCGACGGTAGTTGCGCGCAGTCGATAAGCGACGCGCTGGCGGAAAATTGCGCGGTCTTCTGCGTCGCTCAGGTCGAGCCCATTCGCGCTGCTGTCGAGAAATTTCAGATCGTCCATCGTCATCCACTATCAGTTAAGCGAACGGAAATTCGTTCGATGACTGAATTGTAGGTGATGCATTGAATGACGTGATTGTATTTCGCTATTGGCCCGATTGATCTTGCCTATGACGAAAGAAACCCCGCCGGAGCGGGGTTCATGCGGTCTTCATCAGGATCAATCTTACGGCTCGCCTTCCCCTTGGGGCGTGAACGCCGTGCCGCTCACCTGCTTCAGCAGCATGGTCAGCGGGTTCTCGGCATCGCCCTGGAGCTTCATCTTGTCCTGGTTCCAGCCCATGACGCGCGCGATGCTGTCGAGCGCCGCCCGCTTATCCGTCCACTTCACCTTGCTGGTGTAGCCGACCTGCATGCGGTTCTCGCCGGAGCCGTCGAACTCCTCCATCACCTCGAAGTGCGCGAGCGCGGCGGCCGTCTCGTCGTCCAGCTCGGGGATGGTCTTCAGCGTGCCATCCTCGCGGAAGAACTTGCGCGGGTCCGAGAACGCCAGCTTGCAATACTCCTCGATCAGCCGCTCGCGGGTCAGCTCGAACCGCTTTGCGACCCGATCGCGGCGCTCCTGGATGGCCTTTATGACTTTAGCATTATTTAGCAAGCGGGCGGCTTGCACATGCGCGCCACTCTTGGCGTAGCCTGCCCGGATCGCTGCCTGGGTGCCGTTGAAGTCGGCCAGATACTCGTCGACGAATCGCTCCATCTTGGGCGACAGCGGCGCATCGACGTCGTGCTCCTTCGGCTTGCGTCCGGGTTGCTTCTTCGTTGATGCGCCCTGCGACATTACGTCTCTCCTAGTCGAATCAGAATTCTGATGCGGTGTGGCTAACCTGCCGATTTTCCACAGCTATCCGCGCCCGGCGGAACAGCTATGCATTTCGGAATCCCTGCTCTGCACAAGGGTTTCTTCAACTCCTGCCACTTTCGTCTGCGTGCGAACGACCTGCATTCCGTTGCGGAGAACACGGGCACCAGCTATTGGGAACAAGCGGATATCCTGGCCGTGGTACGAAAATCGTATCACGTCGGCGAATCACGGCAAACTGGCAGATCGCATAGAGGCCATGGAGTTCGTGCAGCGCCCCGCGTCGTTCCCTGCGCACAGCCGGCCGCTCGACATGGACAATCCGCGCAAGCGCGACCTCGTGTCCATCGGACTGGAGTCGATCGGGTTGATGGAGAACCCGAGGAGCCGGCGCGTGGTCTATGCCCTGATCGTCGCTGTCGCCTTCCTCGTGCCCAGCCCGTGGGAGATGTACCGGGTCTTCTCGGAAGTCTTCTTGTCCCAGCAGACGGCGCAGTCCGAATAGGAGCCTGATCTCCTCTGTTCGATTCCATTCAGGCGCTGGAACTCATCGCCGTGTCAGGTCGGTCATGCAACAGCCTCTCTCATAATGCCGCTCTGGCTGTGGATGCGTTTCTGGATGTACGCCAGCCCCTTTCCGGTCACGAGCGTTCTTGTGTAGGTGTGGCTCTCGCCGCGTGGGTCGTTGTACTGCTTCTCCACTACGCGGAAGTGCCCTGAATCGATGTATTGCTGATACGGCAGGTTGTTGCGCATCAGCAGCCCTTCGTCGCGCAGGAACTTGAACAGACGGTTTGGGCCGGTGCCCAGTACCTTGGCTACCTCCTGCACGCTCTGGCAGTTGATGGCCTCGGCCACAGCGTCATGGAAGTCGGCCTTGGGTGTCAGCTTCTCGACCTTCTGCTCCAGCTCGACCACCTTCTCTGTGTAGGTGAGTAGCATGGAGCGCAGGCGGGTTGGGTCCGACAGCACCTGTGAGATGTCAACCACGTTCGACTTGGCGCGGCGCTCGCACTCGATGAAATACTGGCGGGCCTGTTTGCCTTTGTCGTTGCGCTCTACCATGGCCAGCTCCTTAGCCATGTCTAGGGTGATAGCGTATTCGGTGGTCGGGCGACCTTTTAGCCCGTTTTGGCTAAAAGTCGCAAAGTCCTGATTTTCAACGAAACCGTACTGCTCAATGCGGTCTTGTATCCAGTGCGAGAACTGCTTGCCGACCTCAAGGAACGCATGCAGCTCGCGGGCGTTAATGGTTTGCACCTGACCGTCACCAATGGCGCGGTCGGCGACTTTAATGAGTTCGTTCATGGCTCACTCCTCCTCGGTCTCGGCTTCCAGCGCGCGCCGGGTTGCGATGGCTTCGTACTGGGCTTGGATGTGGTCCACGTGAATACGAGGATGGCGACGACACCCACGTCCTGGCCTGGAGATGCAAGGTGCCGCGCGGAGCCTGGATCAAGCGGCACGCTGCGGCCATCTACGCCGAGGCGCGGGACAATCCGCAATTCCGGCAGCGCCTGATTGCCGCCGCCCTCGCCCTGGCTCTCCTGGTGCCAAGCCCATGGGAGATGTACCGTGTCTTCTCTGCCATGGCCGCCGCGTCCCATCAAACCGTGGGGCACGTCATCGACACAGACTGAACGGATCGGGTCGCTTCGGCGGCCCTTTTCGTTTCAGAAGTTGATGCGCACCCATGCGACGGCCACCGGCACCTTGTTCCCGCCGAGCGCCGGCAGGTAGGTCGCTTCGATCGTCACGCCCTGGTAGCCGATACCGATGGACGGCAGCACGGCCGGCGCGTTGTAGTCTGCATCCTTCAGCCAGCCGGCCCGCACCGTGGCCTCGACGTGGAAGCCGGCGTAGGCCGCCGCGCCGAGATGGTTGATCGAATCCTTCAGCGCGAAGCCACCGGCCAGCCAGCCCGAGCTACCCTGCGACCATTCCAGGCCCGCGCCCAAGTTCAGCTCGTTGTATGCCCGGCCGTTGGTGTTGAAGTGGTGGCTCTTGCCGAAGACCAGTACGCCCGTATCAGCGTGCGCCGCGCTCGCCGCGAGTGCCACGACGGCGGTGCAGATCACCTTGCGCATAGACACTCCCGGTTGATTGTTGGCTGCCCGAGGTGGGATCGAACCACCCTCACACGGATTAACAGTCCGGCCGCACACCGTTGTGCGTTTCGAGCATTTGATGGTTGAGGGGCCGGCGCTGATCCCCGGCATGCAATGCTCCAAGCCCTACTGAGCGACTGCCCTCCACGGACAGCCCCAACTTTCGTGCCTGAATTAGCGCATCAGCCTGCGCATTCCCTCACGACTGCGCTCGCACCGGATATGTTCGGCTGCACCCGGATGATTGGGCCGCTTACTGATCCAGCGCCATGCACGGCCTTCGGGGTGCATCCCTCGGCAAGCGCATGCGTGAAGGTGCTGGCTTTCCGCTTACGGCAGAGGGGCGCCAACTGGCCCAGCGCTACGCGCTACGCGCACCTGGTCAGGTTTCGCACCTTGCCTGAATGGAGGGCATGCATTCACGGGCTTTGATTCCCCCTACGGCATGCCGCAGTACACCGCTCACGCTTCCTGGACTCTTCACTGCTGCTGTCTGGTGCCCGTTCTATTCCGGGCTGTCAGCGCCTAGTTGGCCGGCTGCTCGCACGTTACCCACGGTATCAGAGCCTGTGTGGGCGCGGCTCGAAAGAGATTCCATTGTAGGCGAGAAACGCCCGTCAGACAACGCTTTCAGGTCGCAGCATCGCCTTGCCGTATGCATCACGCAACGCGCGCAGCACGTACAAGTTCAGCTTCTTCAGCCCGTCGCGGTCATCAACCAATTTACTGATCCAGGATCGCAGCTCGTGCAGCTCCAGGTCGTCCCGGATTTCTTGCGTGACCGGCGACAGATAGCTGAAGTGGCTGCCGCCGCCCTTCATGCGCCCCGTCTTGCGACAGAACCGGAATTCGCGCGTGCCGTCTAGCACGATCACCTGCGTCTCTGTCGTTCGCTCGACCTTGAAGATCGTGTAGCGGCTACCGGTCGTGAAGACCCTGTAAAACTGGTAGGCCACTCGATCCCCAGGCTTCAGCGAGCGAAGCCATAGCAGGTGCTCCGCCTTCTCCTTCTCGCGCTGACGCTGCTCCTCTTGCCAGTCCGTCATGCCTCACCCCCGCGCGCCTCGTACCACTCCTTCAGCAGCGCCTCCAGCTTGTCGAAGTAGGTGCCGATCTCCATGCGGTGGAGCTGGAAGACCTGCCCCTCGGTCATGTCGAACGGCGCGCACGCAAACGACGCCAGCGCTTCCATGCGCTTCACGTAGGCGAGCTTGTGCTGCACGTCGTTCCACTTGAGCTTGGGCTTCTTCGGCTCGGCCGCTGCGTCGTCGCCGGCATCGAACCATCGCTTCCACTCGGCCATGGCCTCGCCGTAGGCGGCCAGCGCCGGCTTGTCGAAGAACTCGGCCGCGCGACTCAGATCGGTCAGCATCTCCTCGATCTTGATCCGTGCCGCACGGTAGGTGCGCGCGGCGCGCTCGTTGTCGACCTTGACGATGATCGTGTGCGCCTTGGTGGCGCTGGTCAGCGCAAGGATGTCGGCCTCGCTGGGGGCCTGGTTCTGTGCGGTCGTCATGCTGCGGCCTCCCAGCTCAGAGCCATGATGCCGCAGCCGACGTAGCGACCGCGCTGACCGTTCACGTCCATCGGCACGGTGCTCGGCGTGGTCAGGTACAGCGTGTGGCCGTCCATCTGGCCGCCGACGCACTGGAAGCGCGGGGTCGGTGTGCGCAGGCGCATCTTCTCGCCCACCTTGCCGGCGTACACGACGCCTTTGTTGCGGATCACTGCCATGGTGAATCTCCTGGGTTGGTGCGCGTCAGCGCGCGGAAACGAGGGTGACGGGCTTCTTGCCGATCTTCCCGTCCATGCGCGGCACGACAGCCCCACGGCCGCTACACCGCACAAATTGCCGGTCTGCGCCGTAGTAGGTGTAGACCACCACGCAGTCTTCCTTGCCTGCCGCGCTGAGCGGAGCCTCGTCGCACCCGCTCAGCACCAGCGCGATCAGCACCACCGATACGGCCACTGCCGCGTAGCAGATCACCGGCCAGACGCTGCGCCGGCGCGTCGGGATCACGCTCAGCTCCGCGTAGCAGCCGAACTTGCTGGTTTGCAGCGAGCGCGGCGTCGCGCGGTAGCAGTTGACGTCACGATTGAACATGGCTGGCCTCCTTCGGCGCGGCGCAGATCAGGCGAGCATTCGCGAGGCGCTCTTCCAGCGGGCGAAACGGGGTAATGCCGTTCAGTCCACCCGCCTCACAGTCCGCGATGCATGCTCCGCCGCGCTTCTCGGACCAAATCGACGTTCCGCCCAGCGAGTCTTGGCGCCACGGCCCAGGTGCGTGTTTAGTTTCCATCATCAGTCCTTGAAAAATTCATCGGTCATAAAATCTTGATGCGTTACGATTTTCGTACCACTTCTGAAAATGCGCAAGGAATATTTCACGCCTTCTTGAGCGCGCTCGCCAAGCGCTTCAGGTGCTCGCGTGCGGCATCCCTGTTTGCCGCCGGCTGCGCGGCAATTAGCGGCGCGGCGTTGCCACCATTCAGCAGCGCAGCAACGGGGCTGGAGGCGATGTCGGCGCCCGGCAACAGCATCTGCGCCTGCCCGGCCGACAGCAGGCCACGCTGAACCGCAGCGGCGATCACCGGCTCGCGGCCGTGCTTGTCGTCTCCGAGCGACGCGACCCACTGCGGCGGCCGGCCGGCATCGCGCGCCTCCTCGATAAGCCGCTCATACGCCTCGACGAACGCGCGCCGCGCGCCGAACTTGTCGCCGGCCTCAACGAGTGGCGCCGCGACGCCCCACGCCTGCGACATCTCCTCGGTCCACACCACGGTGTCGCGCTCGGACTTCGGCAGCATTGCCCACGCCTCGTCCGGCCCAGGTCGCCCGTCCATCGCATCGATGTGCTCCAGGATCGCGCCGAGCGAGAAGCGCGCCCTCGACTTGCGCACCTTCGACAGCGCGCGCAGCACGGCCGCCTCGGGGTACGCCGACAGGTCGTCGACCAGCATCATCGCCGCCGCCTCGGTCAGCCGCGCGCCGCACAGCTCGGCCGTGGCGGCAACCGCCTTGATGAGATCAATCCCTGCCATGATCGCCTCCTCTCAACGCCTCTGCATCACCACGGGCGGCATGAATCTCCGCAATTCGGCCCCACATCTCGCCGTCCTCCTGCAAGCGGTCGGCCTCGCTGGCGGCCTTCGCCGTCATGCGCCGGCCCGTGAACCATTCCGTTCGCAGCTTCTCGGCGTCCGCCAGCAAGCAGTCCACGGCGTGCATCTTCTGCGCGTAGTACCGGTTGTTGTGCCAGACGTAGAACGCCGCCACCTGTGGCGCCTCGTCCGCGCCCAGGCGAGTCAGCAGTTGCGCAAGCTGGCCGTTGACCTTGGCGTTGCGAACAGGCTCCGCGCCATAGCGCTGGCGATACGCTGCCGCGTAGGCGTCCCAGATCGCCGATGTTGGCGCGGGCGGTTTCGTCGTGCTCGCCTTCGTAGGTTTTGCAGGAAGCAACTCGACTGGCTTTTCGGTGCGCTGCGGTCGGTCCGCCGAAGGCGCGACCCCGGCGCAACCATTCCCTTCCCCTTCCATATTCCCTTCCCCTTCCATATTCCCTTCCCCTTGGGAAAGAAAAAGCGAAGAAGCGTTCGCGATGTTCACGCGTGCCTCACGCGTGCAAGTTATTGTTATGTAAGAACTTTCTTCTGGCTCTGGAAGTTCAGACTGGCTTTCCTTGTTGTTGATGACCTGATGCCTTGCGAACGTCGGTATGACACCGAAATCCTCCCCATCCACGCGATACTTCCGCACGAAACCACGCGACGCCAACGCGTCGAGCACGCGTGCGAAATCGATATCGTCGTGAGGGAGGACGTCGAGCTTGAGTGTTCTTGGCGACCACTTGAATCTTCCATCTCGATCGCAACACGTGAACAACCCGATGAATGCCAGCCGGAGAGGGAGGCCAGCCTCACGCTCAAGGTCGAACAGCTCTTCATGCCGGAACAACGCCGGCTTAACAGTTCTGATGCGCGCCATTACTCGTCACCCATGGCAGAGAGAATAGTTTGGCGAGCAAGCGTCTCCGCGCGCTCGAAAACAGCGGGGCCGTCGACTATGGCCTGCCAGAGCAAATCCTTCTGATCGCTCTCCTCAATCAGGCGCTCAACGAGAGAGATCGCCCAATCATGCATCTCAATCGATGCTCGGTTGGCAGAACGCGCGAAAGCGATCAGAGCGACCGCAAGCTCAATGGTGAGGGGGTCATGCTTCATGGTAGCTCCAAAAAAAAAGAGCTTCACCTGCGCGGTCCCGTTTCCGGGTTGGCCGAACGGGTCAAGTGCCCGCCACCGCGCATGTGAAGCTCTACTTGATAAAACCCCGGCCAAGGGGTCCGCGCTAACTGCGCGGCATACTGCATTTTGCCACGATTCGCGGCTCGCGGTACGTAAATCGCACCACTGGTATTGCTTTATTGCCAACTGCGCATTTTCCAAGTTACAATTCGCGTGATCACTCTGCACATCCCTCTGTGCGGCCCGCTTCGGCGGGCCTCTTTTTTTATACCGATGGTTTGATTTTCGTACCACTCGGCGCGCAAAGAAGGCCGCACAGGTAGGCGATGATCACCGCCCTAGCATCGAGCCATGACCACGCGTATCTGACGCAGTGCCCCTCGGCCTCCATGCGCTCGCCGTACCAGAGCTGTGCCGGCGTCGGCCGGCCTTTGCCGGCCTTCATCTCGACAATAAGCCCGACGAACCCGCCGCGCGGCACGGGTATGCGCAGGTCGTGCTCACCTGCCAGCATGCCGGCCGCCTTCGCCTTCCCGGCTTGTGCCTTCGACAACTTGACGCCGTTGAGCGACGCGGAAATCAGGTCGAGACCTGGATAGCGTGCGATGTTCGCGGGGATGCGACACCATTGAATCAACGCGCATTGCTCGTCGAACTCGGGACTGCGGCGCGGTGCGCGGCGCACGGCCCCGGTGCTGATCGGGCTGCGGCGCCTCATGCCGCCTCCCACAGCGCGCACAGCTTAACCAGCGTGGTTGCTTCTTCGCGCGCATCGACGGCGCACCCGACACCCGGCCCGAAATCGTGTGCACAGGTCGCGCAGGTTTTTTTCTCAGGGTTGTGGATGCACGTATCCGCGTGGAGCTGCGCGGCCTTCTCCGTGACAAACGGGGGCCTGCGGCATCCTGCGTTCGTGCAGCGGAAGGCGATGATCTGCTTGAAGGCTCCCATGATCAGCTCTCCGCGCCCGGCGACATACGGAAACGGCCGTCGATCGACGGATGCGTGACAAAGGCCGGCGTCACCCGGCTGCATTCTCCAACGAAGCGGCGGAACGCGGCGGAAACGTCTTTCGTCCACCACACGGCATACGTCGCGCCCTGCGCTTCCTCTCGGCTGTTCTTCACCAGCATGGGCGACGGCGCATAGGAGGAATGGTGCATCACAAAGTCGACGACGTGCGCCGGGATGCCGTACTGCGTGAAGATGCGGCCACGGATGTAGATGATCGATTCGGTGTTGGCCGGGCGGTGCGGGAGCGGTGCGTTCAGCGCGTCAACCTGCGTTCCGATGCGCGCCAGCTCTGCGCCCTGGCGCTCGATCGCGGCGGCTTGTTCGGCTTGCCGGCGCTCAACATCCACCAGCGCCTGAACGGACTGGAGAAGCATTTCGGTCGAGGTGAGCTGGCGGCTCGGTGCGGATTGGTGCTGCACGGCATCGAAGGTGCGAATGACCTTCAGGTGGAATGCGGCGCTGATCCACATCGCGTAGGCGTAGACCAGCTCCTTGACAACGAACGTGCCTTGACTGATTCCTCCACGGAGCGTCTCGACCGGAGGCGTTCCGGGAATCCCCGGAACGGTCAGCTCCGCAACGAGATCGGATGCCTGCTGAGTGCGCAGGAAGTCAGACGGCTGATGACGCTTCTCCCCGCCAGCGGCACGGTGCAGGTCGTTGAGGCAGTATCGGCCTTGATCATCGCGGCGCACCGCAACGGCTTCAATCACGAGAGTGCTCATAGAACCCCCATAAAAAAAGCCACAAGGCAGGGAGCGCGGCGCCAACCACCCCGTTGAACACGGGTTGCTCCCTGTCTTGTGGCTGTTCAAATTGTGGTTGGCATGGCAATTGTAGCCGGCCTTTCTCCTGTGTGCGTGTTGTATTCGCGCAAATCATGCGGCGATGCCGATGTTCTGCTCGCGGTACGCGGCCCACCGCTTGTAGGCCCGCTCCCAGGTCTGCCGCTTCTCGTCGGCAGGCGCCTTTCCCTGATCGAGCCACGCATGGCATCGCCAGCAGCCGGGCACGGTGAACTTGTCGTCGGCCTTGATGCCGGCGCCCTTCCCGTACTCGCTCCAGTTGGCGTGACATGGCACGACGGTGGCGGTATCGCCGCAGCACACGCTCGGCACCTCCAGAAAGCAATGCTGATCACGGCAGGCGTCGAGCATGCGCTTGTCGTTGCCGGGCCGCTTCTTCGGCGCGCGCTTCTTCATGGCGGTGCGTTTGAGCTGGGACGTGCCGCGGGAAATCGGAGCTTTGCGGACGAGGGGGGCTGAACGCTTCATACGTGCTTCGCCTCCGCGCGGCGGTTCGCCTCGATCGTGCGCCACACTTCGATCTTCGCCTGCGCGCCGACCAGCAGCCAGCGAAGCCGCTCCTCCTCCTCAACGGCCGCGCGCAGCGCTTCGAGGAGCTTCTGATACTCAGGGTCCGCGTAAGCGTCGCGCTCCTGAGCGTTCACAGCATTGGTGCCGCCAGACTCGGCGGCCTTCATGCACAGCGCTTTCTTCGTCTTGCGAAATTCCTCCAGGTAAATGCGCTCGGCTTTGGCCTTCGCATATGCCGGCGCATTGTCCCGGATGAAGTCGAGGCACTTGAAGATGTTGACCTCGGCGTCTTGGTTCATCGCAGCCCCTGCCGGCGGCGCAGCTCCTTGCGCGCGTGGTGGTCGATGCGGCAGTCGTCGGAGCAATACAGGCCGCCGGGGATTGGCGGCTCGCCGCAGTCGTTCAGGCAGATATCTGGCCTGATCGAGAACTTCGGCCCCGAGCGGGCCGCTGCAATGGCGGCCTCCAGGTCGCGGGCCGCGCTGTCGTTTGCGATGTCGATTTCATCAGGCATGGTTATGCGGCTTCCTTCTCGCGCTCGATCTCGCGGACGATCTCGTGCGCCTTGTCGTGGTGTTGACATCCTCCCCGGCCTGAACGGCGGGGCTTGTCGCGCACCGGGTCAGAATGCGTGATCGAACCGCGAAGCGTGCATCTGGGCGAATGGGGTGCGGTCATCCATGTCATCGTACCCGCCGCCGTCCTCGAAGCCGTTGGACGGCGGAGGCTGACGCTGCGTGCGGTTGCCGCGCCCGGTCTGCTCGGCGTACTCGTTGCGCTGGCCGCCGCGCTGCTGCTGGCCCTGCTGCTGCGCGCCGCGCTGTTGCTGCTGCCCCTGCTGGCGCTGCCCGCCGCCGTCGTCGCGGCCACCGAGGAGCTGCATTTGTTCTGCGACGATCTCGGTGCTGTATTGCTTCTGGCCGTCCTTCTCCCACTGGCGGGTCTTAATCTTGCCCTCGACGTAGACCGGCGAGCCCTTGCGCAGATACTCGCCCGCGATCTCGGCCAAGCGGCCGAAGAAGGCGATGCGGTGCCACTCGGTGGATTCCTTCATCTCGCCGCTGGCCTTGTCCTTGTAGCGATCGGTGGTCGCCACGCGGATGTTGGTCACGGCATCGCCGCTCGGGAGATACCTAGTCTCAGGGTCGGCCCCCAGATTTCCAACGATGATTACTTTGTTCACACTCGGCACAATTACCTCCAGCGATGATTGTTGATGATGTTGTTGACCTGCGACTTCGAGATGCCAAAAGCTGCCGCGAGCGCTCGTTGCGCCAATCAATGTTGGCATAGCTTTTGGTATGGTGCTGCACGGTTCGGAAGAAAGCCGCCTGGGTAGGCGGCGGGAAATTGGCGGAGAGGATGGGAGTCGAACCCACACGCCCCTTTCAGGGCACTCGATTTTCAAGACCGGCGCCGGCGCCTATCGGCTGGCCTCTCCAGTTGATCAAACGGCCGCGCTGATCTCGCTCGCGGCGCCGACCGCGCCCTTCAGCGCAGCCGAAATGCTGTCTGCCTTGGCCGCCGCTGCGCGCAGGCGCGCGACCTTCTCGGCGTCCTTGGCGATCGTGCCCAGCTCGATCAGGCTTGCGGCCTTCTCCTTGGTGCCGGCATCGACCGGCAGGCCCGCCACGTAGTGCAAGAAGATGAGGCGCTGGTACGGGAGGGGAATCGGGCTGCCCTCGCGCTCGTAGCGGCAACCACAGGATTGCGACAGGCCGATGCGGCTCCAGAACTCGGTCTGCTTCATCCCCAGCGATTTACGCAGCGCACGGGCTGACGGTCCGGTGACGTCCAGCTCGGTCAACATATTCATATCGCTATCCTTTTCGAGAATCGTCTATGATCATGGTAATGAAATCGTAACACTTTCGCAACCAGAGTGGTTGCTTTTCCCGTCATGTGGTGTTGTATGCGAACCGCAATGAAGCGAAGTAAAATGAAATGACAGAAGTAAACCGCTCTTATTTCGAGGGCCTGATGGCACAGCGGAAAATTTCTCTGCGGCAGCTCGCGGAGAAGATGGGCCTCGCGCACTCGGCTCTAAGCATCACGTTCAGCGGCTCGCGGCGCATGCAGTTGGAGGAAGCCGCACAGCTCTCCAACATCTTCGGTGTGCCGATCCACGAGATCGTCGAGAACGCGGGCGTATCGGCCCGCCCGATCAGCAGCGCGCGCGTGTCGGTCGTCGGTGCACTTCGCGGCGACGGCCACGTCGAGAAAATCGCAGGAAAGCACGTCGAGCGCACGTCGGCGCCGCCTGGGTCGCCCGAGGGTACAGAGGCGATCCAGTCGCGCACAGCGGACACGCCTCTCTCATGGATGGATGGCTGGGTCTTCTTCTTCGTCCCGACCGACACCATGCATCCCGATGCCATCGGGCGCCTGTGCTACCTGAAAATCCACGACGGCGAGAACGTCATCGCCACTATCAAGCGAGGATACCGGGAGGGCACTTACAATCTGTCCGGCCCCTTCACCAAAGAGAATGCAAGGATCGATTGGGCGACGCCGATTCGGATGACGAGGAATTGAGCGCTAGACAGCACCCAGCAAAGGCCCGGCAGCCTTAGCCGGGCTTTTTTTGCGCGCATGCGACACTATTGCCGAACATCAACGAAAAACGGTTTGATTTTCGTACAACTGGTGCTATTCTGCATGCACGCCGCATAGGGTGGCGCATGGAGATAACACGATGAGCATTGAGCGAGTTACACTTACCCCGGCAAGCGAAGCGGAATGGCTTGCGATGCGAGCGCAGGATTTGACCAGCACGGAAGTTGCTGCGCTGTTCGGCTGCTCGCCATACTCCACCGAATACGAGCTGTTCATGCGCAAGACCAAGCGCATCGTGGCCGAGTTCAAGGAAAACGAGCGCATGACCTGGGGCAAGCGCCTGGAAAGCGCCATCGCCGCCGGCATCGCCGAGGACTACGGCCTGATCGTCGAGCCGTTCAAGACGTACATGCGCATCCCGGCGCTGCGCATGGGCGCGTCGTTCGACTTCAGGATCATCGGCACGGTTGCCGGCCACCCGTCCAACGAAGCCCGCCGCATGTTCGAGCGCCACGGCGACGGCATCATGGAGATCAAGAACGTCGACGGCCTGCAATTCCGCCGCGCCTGGATCGACGATGGCGATGATATCGAGGCGCCGGCGCACATCGAATTTCAGGCGCAATCGCAGCTCGAAGTCGCGGGCCTGGGTTGGTCGATGATCGCCCCGCTGGTCGGCGGCAACACGCCGAAGGTGTCGTTGCGCGAGCGTGACACGGAGGTCGGCGCGCTGATCCGCGAGAAGGTTGCGCAGTTCTGGATGCGCGTCGACGCCGGCGCCGCGCCCGAGCCGGACTACACCCGCGACGGCGACACGATCAAGCAGCTCTATCGCGACAACGACGGCAGCAGCATCGACCTGTCCGACGAGCCGCGCCTTGCCGAGCTGTGCGCAGCGTACAAGGCCGCCGGCGCCGAGGAGAAAGCGGCCGAGGGCCGGAAGAAGGCGGCGCAGGCCGAGATCATCGCGATCATCGAGCACGCCAAGAGCATCCGCGCTGACGGCTTCAACATCTCGGCGGGCACCAACAAGGAGAGCTACCGCGTCTACGATCGGGCCGCCAGCAAGCGCTACACCATCAGCGTGAGCGATATCCCGGCCGCGACGATCGAGGCCACGGTGGCGCCTTTTAGAAACGTCCGAATCACGCCCGACAAGGCTGCGTGAGCCGCACCATCCCGCACCATACCGATTGAGTGAGAACCATGACCGACCAGAACCAGCAGCAGCCGATGACGGAAGCCGAATGGCGCCGTCAGGAGCTGGGAAGCATCCGCACCACCCTGGAGCGGCAGAAGCAGGAGATCGGAAAGGCCCTGCCGGAGGAAATCCCGGCCGAGCGCTTCATCCGCACGGTCCTGACTGCCGTGCAGGTGAACCCCGACCTGCTCGACGCTGACCGCCAGTCCCTGTTCGTCGCCTGCATGAAGGCCGCACAGGACGGCCTCCTGCCGGACGCCCGCGAGGCAGTGCTGAACGTCTACTCCACCAAGACCAAGGTGTGGGAAGGCAACCGGCAGGTCGAGAAGTGGGTGCCGACCGTGCAGTACCTGCCCATGGTGCGCGGCCTGCTGAAGCTGATCCGCAACTCCGGCGAGATCAGCCACGTCGACGCCGCTGCTGCGTACGAGCGCGACCTGTTCCGCTTCGTGCGCGGCGACGATCCGCGCCTGGAGCACGAGCCGTACCTGGGCGAGGACGACCCCGGCAAGATCGTCGCGGCCTACATCGTCGTGCGCTTCACCAACGGCGAAGTGCACCGCGAGGTCATGCCGCGCCGTGACATCGAGAAGGTGCGCGGCGCGTCCAAGTCCGGCGACGGCGCAAACAGCCCGTGGACGAAGTGGTACGACCAGATGGCGATCAAGTCGGTCATCAAGCGCGCCGCCAAGTTGCTGCCCAACAGCTCGAAGCGCCTGGAGAGCGCGATCGGCCACGACGAGGACTACGACGGCTTCAACCAGCGCGGCGAAGTGCTCGACCTGGGCGCCACGGCGGCCGTGGCGGGCGCGGCGCCGGCGGCCCTGACGGACGGCCGCGCCGAACAGGAAGCGCGTCGCCCTTCCCGCTTCGGCGGCATCGTCAACAAGGCCAAGCAGGAAGCCGTGCGCCAGCCGGCAGCCGACGCCCAGGCCCAGGCGCAGGCAGCGGAGTGACGGGCATGGGCCACCACCTGACTGAAGACGACCTTGCCACGCGCTTCGGCGTCACCACGCGCACGATCCAGAACTGGCGCCGGGGCAAGACCGGCCCCGCCTGGATCGTGATCGGCAAGAACACCATCCGCTACCGCGAAGAAGACATCCGCTCATACGAGGAGCGCTGCCTCCAGGGCGGCACGGCGCCGGCGGGCGCCACGGACGCGGCCGGCGAGAACGCCGCTGCCTGACCAATCCCTTTTCCCACAACCATCATGATTTCCTTCGACACCAAAGACTTCGAGCGCGCGCTGTCCACCGTCTCGCGCGTGATCCAGCGCAGCACCATCCCGGTGCTGGGCATGGTTCGCGTGCAGGCGGACGAGCACGGCGCGCGCCTGATCGGCACCAACACGGAGGCGCAGATCACTGCCGAGATCGAGCCGCAAGGCAAGAAGATCGACATCGATGTGTGCATCCCGCTCGATCGGCTCCAGGCAGCCATGAAGATCGCCGGCCCGACCATCACGATCAAGGCCACCGGCGACAAGGCCAACATCAAGACCGGCAGCTCCAACCTGAACCCGCCGGCCCAGCCGGGCGCCGACATGCCGCTGATGGCAGTGGAAGGCGATGCCCTGGTCGAGTTCGATTCCGATTGGATCGCCGGCGCGATCGACCGCGTTGCGTATCTCGCGCCCGACAAAGACATCCGCACCTACCTGAACGGCGTCTATCTCGAATCCACCGGCACGGAGCTGGTCGCGGTGGCGACGAATGGGTACGCCCTCGCGCTGGTGCGCACGGCGGCCGAGGCGCCGGAGTTCGACGTGATAGTGCCAGAGGCGCATGCCGGCATGCTGTCGAAGCTCGGACCCGCGACCTACACCGTCTACGAGAATTTCATCTCGGCCCGCGCTGATGGCGTCGAGATCGTGACGAAGCTCCTCATGGGACGCTACGTCGACTATCGCCGCCTCGTGCACAACGGCGGTGGCAACGCCGTCACGCTCGACCGATCGCTGCTGCTGTCCGCCGCGTCGGTCGGTGGCGGCTTCTCCGCTCGCGCAAACCCGAAGCTGATGCCGTCGATCCTCTTGTTTGGGCGCGACGATAGCATTGTCGTCAGAAACCTCGGCGATGACGAGTTCGAGATGGCCGTGCCCGCCATCAACCCCAAGGGCATTCGGCTCGATGCCGGCATCAACTCGGCGTACCTGAGCAACACGCTCAAGCAGCTCTCCGGCGAGACCGTGACGCTCCAATGGCCGGAAAAGCTCTCCTCCCTCCTGATCACCGAAGACGAGTTCACCGCGATCATCATGCCGGTGCGCGTCTGACATTCACCACCAAGCACAAGGGACTGCCATGACCAAGAAGACCGCCCAGGCCGCCGAGCAAACGACCGTGACGACCATCTCCAGCCTGCCGCCGGCCGAGCGCGCCGTGATCGTGCTGGAATCCACCAAGACCGAGACGCACCTGCGCGAGCTGGTCGCCAAGTCGACCGCGATCACCACTGTGGTCGACGCCAACGGCCGCGAGGAGGCGCACCGCGCGGGCATGAACCTGAAGAACGCCCGCATCACTATCACCAAGGTCGGCAAGGCCGCACGCGAGGACGCCACGACGTTCTGCACCGCCGTGATCGCCGAGGAGAAGCGCCTGCTCGGCATCACCGAGGCTGAGGAGGAGCGCATTTTCGGCCTGCGTGACGGCTATGACGCCAAGGCCAAGGCCGAGAAGGAGGAGCGCGAGCGCAAGGAGCGCGAGCGCGTGGCCGCCATCCAGGCGAAGATCGACGCCATCGTCGCGCTGCCGATGCAGTCGGTAAATGACAGCGCCGAGGACTTGGCCGCGCTCATTTCCGACCTGGGCGAATTCGACCCGACCGAAGAGGAGTTCGCCGAGTTCCGTCAGGTGGCCGTGCAGGCTGCCACTACGACGCTGAACCGCCTGCACCCTATGCATGCGGCTGCCGTGGCACGCGAAACCCAGGCTGCCGAGCTTGCGGCCCAGCGCGCCGAGCTGGAGCGCCAGCAGCAGGAGCTTGTGCGCCAGCGCGCCGAGCTGGAGGCATCCAAGGTGCAGCAGGTTGCCGCAAAGGAACTGCCGCCCGGCTGGAAGCCGCTACCCGAGGGCGTCAAGCCCATGCTGCCGATCAATGCCCAAGGCAATTTCTACGCGCCAGACGGCACGCTCATGAACGAGGATGGCACGCGCAGCATCTTTGACGATGTGGATGATGATGGCGACCTGTTCGCTGGCGCTGGCGTCGACGAGAGCGGCGCCCAGGTCACAATCACCTGCGCGCCCGACGCGTCTCCGGAAGTGCGCGCGTTCGTCGACATGGGCGGCGGCGACGAGACCGTCATTGCCGCTGTGCGCCATTGCCCGGGTGGCATCCGCCGCGTCGAGCTGCTCGCCATGCCGCGCGAGGACGTGGCGCCGACCGGCTACTGGTGCAACGGCGAGTATTGGGGCGCAACGCCGGACGGCGACGGCAAGGCTGCCGAGTTCATCGGCCAGGAGCTGAAGCTGACGCCGTTCTGGACGCACGGGCGCGACGTCACGTTCGCGGTGACAGGTTTCGGCGACGGCAATGCCATCACGTCGCCGGCCACGCTGGGCGACGTCGCCGACCTGTCCCGCTCTAGCCTGGACGCGTGACGTGGACGAGGAGAAGGTGAAGCGGTGCCGGTACTGCCAGGAGCCGGCCCGCCTGCTCAACCTGGGCGACGCCGGCTATCCGTATCGGGTCAACTACGGCCCGATGTGGACGTGCCCGCCGTGCGGCGCCTGGGTCGGCTGCCACGACGGCACCACCAAGGCGCTCGGCGGCCTCGCCAATGCCGAGCTGCGCGAGTGGAAGATGCGCGCGCACGCCGCGTTCGATCCGTTGTGGCAGGGCAAGATTCGCCGCGACAAGTGCAGCAAGAGCGCGGCGCGGAAGGCCGGCTATAAGTGGCTGTCCGACCAGCTCGGCATCCCGCCGGGCCGGACCCACATCGGCATGATGAACGTCGACGAGTGCAGGCGCGTGGTTGAAGTCTGCGAAGGAGTGAGGCGGCGGCCGTCATGAACACCGCGTTCCTGCTGATGGCTCAGTACGGCGGGAAGGCCGTCATCCCACTCGACGACCTGCGCCGCGAGGGCGTGTCGCACCTGTTCGAGACGGGGTTGGACATCCCGCAGGTGACGGCACTTGTAGCGCTGCACTGTGCCATCTAGTACGGCTGGCAAGCCACGAACAGGGCTATCACGCAATCGCACCTTCTTGGTGCCGTGGCGGTATAGGGCACCTACCACGCCGCACTTGATGCAGGCGGTGGCAGGCACGGCGTACTTGGCTTCGATGATGAACTCGCCCTGTTCGGTGCGGGTTCCGGTGGCTTCCCAGCCTGGAAGTTGCAGAATGTCGGTCACTTATGCGGCCTCATGCAGAGCATAGGGCAGCGAGTGCGCTGACAACCACGATTGGAACCTGTCCGTTCCCAGTGGCTGTATATCTGTCCATCCGAGGGGCCACCCCATCAACCACTCCTGATTGATAGGGTCCGGCCTGCCAAACACGGTGACGAATGAGCGAGCGGAGGGCCACTTCTGCATTGAGGCCGCAGAGTAGTTGGCTTTTGTCGTCGGCGTATGCAAGAAGCCAATGTCTCTCCCGAACGTGGTCACCACCCAGGTCATTCGCTCCAACGGTAATGGCAATGGTTGCGAAACCCATCTCCTCGAGGTCGTCGCACGCTGCGTCAATCGCTTCGTCTGATACGTTCTCGGCAAATACGTACCGGGGAGCGACATCTGCCACGACCCGTCGCATTTCCGGCCAGAGGTCGTCTGCAGTATTTTTGCCCGAAGCCGCTGAGCTATAGGCCTGACAAGGAAACCCGCCAGATACGAGGTCAACAATGCCTCGCCATGGGAGGCCGTCAAATGTCCGAATGTCATCCCAAATCGGGAAAGGCGGGAGAATGCCATCATTCTGTCTGGAGGCAAGTACGCTTGCGGCGTATGGCTCTCGCTCGACAGCACAGATAGTTCGCCATCCGAGCAAGTGCCCTCCGAGTATTCCCCCACCAACGCCCGCGAAAAGAGCCAGCTCATTCATAACCCTCCCAGGAGGTTTCCACACTGTTTTACGAATAGCCACCAAATGTTGTTCGCATAATAGGAGATCGATAGCGGATGTGCTAGTGGCGTGGCGCCAAGCAGACGTTGCGCACGTAGTCCTGCAAGGCGGTCAGTTCGCGGATGGCGTCGTCGCCGTCGTCGGTGATTCCGACCACATTCCCCGCAAACGCAGGGTCAAGTTCGGCTCGCGCGCCTTCATCGTCCACGCGGGCGGCGCCGGCGGCTCCGGGCACTGCGCCACCACCGGCAGCGGGGCACTTGGCACGGACGAACACGCGGCGAGCGCCAGTGCGCAGCTCGTCAGCAAGACGAGCGTTTTCAGCTTTGACACGATCGTTCTCCTGTTGTCGGGCATCGATCTCGGCGGTTGCCTTCTCTGCCCGGTCCTTCCACGCCAGCGCATTGCTGGCCTGCTCGGCGGCATGCGCGGCGATCTCGCCAAGCCGCTCGGCGTGCGCGCGCTTCAGCTCTGCGATCTGCACATCGTACCGGTTGGCCTGGATCGCCCAGGCTCCCCAGGCGGCCAGGATCGCGGCGACCAGCGCGCCGGCGCCGGCGGCAATGGCGTAGCCCTTCCAGTTGATCAGGTTCATCATCCACCATTGTGCATTGACGGAGGCAGTTGCGGCAGGTACGGCACGCCCTGCGGGCGGCGCGTCGGGGATTCGGATTTCGGCGCGGTCGCGGCTCGCTCGGCCGTCGTGGCGGCGTACTGCGAGGCGCGGGCCGCCTGCGCCACCTGCCGCGCAAGCTCGTCAAGGCGCGCGTCGCGCTCGGCCATGGCCGCCTCGTAGGCGGCGCGCAGATGGTCCAGGTCTTGCTGGTGCTGCGCGCGAGTGGCAGCCAGCTCGACGTTATTCTGCAAGTCGCCGAGGTAGTAGCCAACCGATCCGCTGCTGACCGCCAGCAGCATGATCAGCGACCACACCGTGATCTCGTTGAACGACCGCCGGTGCTCGGCGTAGAAGCGCTCAAGATTGCTCTTGAGGCGCAGCAGCTTGGGGATTTGCATATTGCTCAACCTTGCTGTTCAGCAGCGCGACCTGCATGGTCAGCGCCGCGATCTGCCCTTTCAGCTCGCCGATCTGCATGATCGCTTCGTTTCGCTCCTTGGCGAACATGTCGGCACGCGTTTCGGCCTCGCGTCGCGCCTTGCGCTCCTCGTCCAGGAGGTCGTTCAGGCGCTTGATGGCGCCGATGTCGGCGGCGTCGCCAGCACGATCGACCGCATCGCGGGACAGGTACTTGCGCAGCATGACGAACGCGGCGACCACCGCGCCAGCAGCGCCGCCGATCAACCCCCACAGTTGGCTATCCGGCGGATTCATCTCTGTCCATGTCTTCGTGTTCATGTGCCACCCTCGTCGTTGACCGTTGCATCACCACCCCAGGAAGAAGGGGCGTGATGATCGTCCGAGGACCGTGAGGAATGGGCGAAAGCGGTTCACTGCTGGTCGGCGCCATCGATGCCGGCCCGGAGCGCAGGCTGCTGCACCACGCGCGACACCGCCGAAGCGATGCCGCACAGCGTCGAGAGCGACGCAAACACGTGAGGCGGCACGATGTCCTGCCACAGCGGCAGGGATGCCTCGGCCGCCGCGAGCATGGCGCTCAACAGAGCAAAGCGGATCGACCAGAGCTTGTGCCACTGGCCGGCGTTTTCGATGAGGTTCATGCGGCTCCCGTTTGGCTGTGACGCGCGTATGCTTCGGCGAGTTTGGTGTCGTACTTATTGGTTGCGTACCCCGGCCCGTTGTAGCCGCGCGCGAAGTCCGGCCAGTTCTTGGCACGGAGCGCGCGCAGCAGGTTCGGGTTGGCCTTCACGAAGGCGACGAACGCGTCGAGCTGCGCGCCCTCGCTCGTGTACATGGCGTTGACGAACGCCTGCACCGACGCGAAGCCCAGCAGCTTCCAGTGAAATCCCATGATCTGGAACAGGCCCCAACTCGCCGATTCCAGTGCCGCCGGCCGGTTGATCTCGATCGCGCGTGCCAGACGATCCCATTCTCCAGCACCACCGACGTAGCCTCCGGGCTTCGAGTTGACGATGTTAGGGTCGGTCAGGTTGTAGCGCGCGGCATCCATCGCGTGACCTGCCGCGACGAGCTGGCGCCGCATGATGTGGCGCTCGAACAAGATCAGTGGGCGGCCATCCGGCAGGAAGCCCTTGCCGTTGCTCTCCACCTCCGTCACCGCCTTTACGGCAGCGACCGGCACGCCTAGCGCGGTAGCCGCGCGGGCATAGTCGTCGGCGGTGAGTTGCTTGCTAGTTTGGGGCATTGACAAAATCTCCTGCTTCGGCTGGTCCGATTTTATTACCGAAGCAACGATTTTCAAACCGCTATCTGCACAGGCATGCGCAAAATCGCATCGCACCGATCCGCACCAATCCTATGGCGATAGCGAGCGCGCCCGATTCATTGCGGCGCGCATCGGAGGAATCATGGCGAACACCAAACCACGGCGCGGCGATCGTGCGCGGCGCGCGGCGACCAAGACAACGGCCGCCAAGGATGAAGCGCCCTGTTGACGACGATATCGATTTCGCACGCGTGCTCGACGCGTTGGCGTCGCGTGGTTTCGTGCGGAAGTATCGCGTGGATGGGGAGGATTTCGGTGTCATACCGACGTTCGCAAGGCATCAGGTCATCAACAACAAGGAAAGCCAGTCTGAACTTCCAGAGCCAGAAGAAAGTTCTTACATAACAATAACTTGCACGCGTGAGGCACGCGTGAGGCACGCGTGAGGCACGCGTGAACATCGCGAACGCTTCTTCGCTTTTTCTTTCCCAAGGGGAAGGGAATATGGAAGGGGAAGGGAATATGGAAGGGGAAGGGAATGGTTGCGCCGGGGTCGCGCCTTCGGCGGACCGACCGCAGCGCACCGAAAAGCCAGTCGAGTTGCTTCCTGCAAAACCTACGAAGGCGAGCACGACGAAACCGCCCGCGCCAACATCGGCGATCTGGGACGCCTACGCGGCAGCGTATCGCCAGCGCTATGGCGCGGAGCCTGTTCGCAACGCCAAGGTCAACGGCCAGCTTGCGCAACTGCTGACTCGCCTGGGCGCGGACGAGGCGCCACAGGTGGCGGCGTTCTACGTCTGGCACAACAACCGGTACTACGCGCAGAAGATGCACGCCGTGGACTGCTTGCTGGCGGACGCCGAGAAGCTGCGAACGGAATGGTTCACCCGGTGCGCGACAAGCCCCGCCGTTCAGGGCGGGGAGGATGTCAAGACGAGGAGAAAATTCGACACAGGAAGAAATAATTCACCTAGAATACGAACTCACAACCAACAAATTCGAAGATCATGGAAAAGCTTTCGCACATCGCCAAAAAGATCGCCGAGCGCTACTCGCAATTCGACAGCTGGGCCGGCGAACACTGCCCGAAGACATACTTCGTCGTTGCGATCGCCATCGTGGCCGCGCTTTTCATCATGCTTGGTCATGCTCTTCGCGATGACAACCCGCGCCCAACTGCCTATGACGGCGAAGGCTGTTCTGCGGTTGTCAGCGGGCACTGCGTATAAAATCCACGCGCATCGATTTTTTGTGCTATGATGATTGCGCTGGATTGACACCCGGCGCAACCTCCACAAGGCAGTACAAGCCCGGTATCTATTGTTGGGCGGTGTAATCGGAATGCTGTGTGGAGCAAGCGCCGGTTGCCTCGTCAAAGGCCCGCCCAACAATAAATAACCGGGCTTTTTCACGTCCAGCCGTCGCGGAAGCTATCGGTATCCAAACGTTCCGCACGCGGCGTAGCGCAGGAAGGCCCAAGCGCAAAGGGTGGGAAGCGAAAGCTCTAGAGCCCGGGATGGACGACTCGCACCGTCGTCGAAGTCTGGAGTAGCCACAGCGGGTGTCGATCGACTGTGGTGCCTGAATGCTCAAGCCGGCTCCGCCAGAGCAAACATGGCAAGCTTTCTAAACCCTGCTGGGTATGGGGAAGCTTTGCCATTCGCTAAGCCTCTCCCTCCGAGCAATCTACAACACAAAACCCCCTACTTAGAAGGGATGGAAGTCTTGAAGACGTCCAGCGCATCCCTGTAGATCGACTCCTCCTGCTTCTCCAGCTCCTTCAGGCGGTCGCGCTTCTCGGACGTCGACAGAGACTTGTCGGCGTTCACCGTCACCTCCTCATCTCGGATCGCTGCGGCGGCGTGGCTCGACTTCTTGAACATCTTGTCGAGCGCGATCAACTCGGCTTGGCCGGGCCGCGCGAAGATGCTGTCGATCGCCTCGCCGTCGCCGGCCTTCTTCGCCTGCTGGAATTCCGTGGCTGCTTCCTTCGCCTCGCGCGCGAGATCGTAGTACCGGCTGCGGATCGGCTTGACGTCCTGGGCGCGCCAAAAGTCCTTTGCGATCGGGATGTCGCTGCTGCTCATCTCGCCCGGCTCGGTGGCGAGACTGGCCGCGCCGATCGAGTCGGTCACGAACTGGCCCAGGCCGCCGGTGTAGGTGCGCCAGACGTATTTCAGCGTCTCGGGGCTGATCTTGGTGATGTCGTTCTGGTAGCGGCCCGCGCCGGCCAGCTCGCCAGCTGCCGCGATCTGCTGCGCCAGCGCGTCGTACACCGTGCCCTTCGTCCCCCGGTACATCTTCAGGTTATCGGGCTGGCTCTTGGTAGATGTGGTCTCCGGGACGATCTGGCTGCCGAAGTGGTTCCGGTTGAATACACTCTCCGCGCCCGGCTTGATAATCGTAGGCATGGCCGCCAGAAGCGCGTCTTCCGCGTGGTTGTCGCTGTCCGGGTTGTAGGCGCCGTTCAGCGGGAAATACGCATCCAGGAACGACGAGACCATGCGGACGGCCGACTTCATCGCGCCCTCGCCGCGCATCGCCTCAGCGAGCGCCACGCCGAACGCATAGGCCGGCGTGAACTCCTGCGACAGCGGGACCTTCAGCGTGTGGTCGCCGAACATCATCACGAAGTTCTTGGTGCGGCCATCCCATCCCTCGCCCAGCCAGCGGTCCTTGTCGTCGTCCATGCCGGACGCCGCCGCGTAGAAGCCGAGCGTCGCCAGCATGCCGAGCGCCGCGAACGCCTGCCCGCGATGCTCGCCGCTCGCCAGCGTGCGCATGGCGTTAGCCGTGCCCTGCACCGCCGGATTCAGGAACAGGTAGACCGCGCCGAGCGCGCCCGTCATCGTGCCCTTGCGGTCGAAGTCCACCGTCACGCTCTTGGCGGCCTGGGCGGCCTTGCCCGGCGATGCACCGCTCTCGCGCAGCGTCATGTACAGCGACAGGCGCAGTGCGTTCTCCGTGGCTTGGTTGGCGATCTCGACCACATGCGCCATGCCGCCGACGATCTTGCGCCCGGCGACCTTGGCCGCCTTCAGGTTCTGGCCGTCCTTCAGGTAGCCGCTCGCGCCGTAGGCGTCCTCGTACATGCGCGACAGCTCCTTGCCCTTGGCCTCCAGGTCGGACATCCACGACGCGCCCGTTTTGCCGCCGTGCATGCGGTATTCCTTCAGGTACTCGCCAGTCTTGCCCACCGGCGCGTTTCCGGTGGCGGCCCACTGGCCCAGCGCCTTCACCGCGCCGGGATACTTCGCCCAGGCTTTCGCGGCGACGCCCGCGCCTTCGTGGCCGACCATGTTGATCGTGCCAGTCAGCGCATCGCGCGCGGCGTTGCGCAGGATGAAAGACGGGTTGTAGCCGGTGTAAATCTTGGACAGGTATCGGTTCAGGCTGCGCATCTTTTCCAAAGCCCAATTCATCTTGGGCGGGTCGAGCGGCCGGAGCTGTCGGGCCAGGGCCTCGTCGTAAATCTGGATGCGCACCGGCTCGCCCTTGACGTAGACCATCACCTCGTTGTCCTGCAACGGCCTCACGAACTGCTGCACGCGCTCGCCGCCGGAATCCAGCACGAGATAGCTTGCGGCCTTCGGGCCGGCGCCCTCCAGGAATGCGTCCACCTGCGAGCGCGCGGAGAACGAGCCAATCGTCTGCTGGCCCTTGGGCAGGCTCGGGTCAACAACGTTGAACACCTGACCGGCGATGCGGCGCCCGCGCGGCGGGATGCCTATCGTCCACAGGCTCGGGTCTTCGTGCTCGGCCACCAGCGCGAGAAGCGACTGGCGAGCGATGTTCTTCTCGCCGGCCGCGACGGCTTGGTCGTAGTCGCGCGCGATGTTCTCCAGGATGTGCTCGGCGCGCTCCTCGTGGCCCATGGCGCGCTTGATCTTCGGGCCATACTCGCCGTCGCCCTTCAGCGGCACGTAGTTCTCGTAGCCGGTCGACAGCGTGTCATGCGTCGTCTGGTCGATCAGGCCGTAGGCCAGCTTCAGGTCGAGCGTGGCGCGCGCGATGTCGCGGGCCTGCTGCGCGATGGCCTTCAGCTCGGTCGCGCCCTTGTACTTCTCCAGGATCGCGTTGGCTTCGGCCGTCATCATGCCCGAGCCACCGTCCGGCATGTCCTTGTTGATCTCGGCGATCTTCTCGTTGCGCTCCTCGGCGTGCTGCGCGTGCAGCAGCTCCTCCAACTGCGCTTGCGTGTGGCCGGATTTGGCAAGGCGCTCCATCAGCGGGCCGGTCAGGTGCTTTTGCGCATCCTCCAGGCGCGCGGCCACGCGGCCGGGCCGATTGGCCTCGGCGCGGTAGTAGTCGGCAAAGCCAAGCTCCTTCAGGCCGGTCAGCTTCTTGATGCGCTCCTGCACCTGCTTCACGCGGTTCATGTTGTCCTGCACCGCCGCCTGGAAGCGATCAAAGCGCGTGGGCGCCGGCGGCGTCAGGCCAGCCTCGACAGGGTTCAGCGGCGCCTTCACCGAGTTGCGCGGCGCGTCGCCACCCGCGCGCGGCTCGCTGCGCAGCGCGGCCACGGCCAGGGCGCGGAGCTGGGCCGGCGTGACGGCGCCGAGCTGCGTGCCGAAGCGGCGCAACAGCCATGCCTTGATCGCGCCCACTACGTCGTCGACCCAGGCGCGCACGGCGGCCGGCGCGCTGGAGTATTCCTCGATCGCGTAGGCGCCGAACTCCTCGGCGTTCATCACGCGCGCGTCGCCGGCGTGCGCAGCTGCGCGCATGCGCCGGAACGCCGCGTCGTAGAACTCGCGGGCGCGGCCCGTCGAGCGCTCGGACTGGCGCAGCAGCCCGTCCAGGCGCGTCATCAGCTTGCCCCATGCGGCCTCGCCCACCAGCGGCTTGACGCCGCTATGGAACATCTCGTGCAGAAGCACGGGCACGGCGCTCTGAGCGTTCAGGTTGGCGCCCACCATGTGGATGGTGCCGTCCGGCATGGTCGACGCCTGCACGCCGCGCGGGGCGTTCTTGCCCGGCAGGCTGCCTGCGTCATCGTGAAGCACCACGCGGCCACGGTCCAGCAGGCGGCCGATCAGGTCTCCGACGTTGCCATCGCGCAACGTCATAGACAATTCCACTGTCGTGCCGCGCACGTTCCGGAACGTCTGTATGCGTGTTACAGGAACGGACTGTTCGCGGTCGACGCCGGGCGCGACGCTGTAGCGCGGGCCATCCTCGCCTCCTTCCGTCTCGACCGTGGCCGCCGCCGCGTCGGCGCTCACCTGCTCGCCGCCCTCGGCCGCCTTCTCCGCCGTCAGCTCATTCTCAAGCTGGTTGAGCGCGACAACCTTCTCCAGCAGCTCGCCCTCCTCCGGAAACGGTGTACCCAAACGGCTCTCGATCTGCTCGATCTTGCGCTGGCTCTGCTCGATCCGATCCTTCGCCTCGACGACCATCCGATCCAGGCTGTTGACCTGATTGGCGGCACGCGCGGCGATGCCGTTGATGGCGAACTCACCACGGATCGGATACGTGATGATCGGGTCGGGATCGCCAGGGATGCCGACGTGCACGCCCGCCACGTAGGCATCCGAGCCTTGGCCCTTCAGGCCGTAGAACGTGATCGGGAAGCCGCCGATGCGGCCGATGACCTGCTCGCCGTTGAACTCCTTGCCTGTCAGCGCCTTGAACTCGTCGAACAGCGCTGCGCTGAATTGCTCGCGGGCATCGAACTCGGCCTTGCCGGCCTGCGCGAGGAACTCGCCCGCGCGGATCGGCGTGCGCTGCTTGATCGCCTCGGTCAGATCGGCGACGCGGCGCTCGTTGCGATCGACGGCATCCACAGCGTATTGCTTCTCGACCGAGAGGCGGCGCTGTTCGTCAAAGTGCGCATGGCGCAGGCGCTCCAGGCGGTCGACGTCCTGCTTCAGGCCGGCCAGCTTCATGTAGCGCTCATCGCCCGAGGCCAGGGCCGCCGCCATCTCGAATGCCGATGCCTCGCTCACGTCCTCCAGCGAGCGCACGGTGTCGTCGCCGTTCATGGCCTGCTCGATGAAGCGCGCCTTGCGGGCGTTCATGCCCCACATGGTGCTGTCGTAGCTGCCCTTGGTCGCCCAGGCGCGGAGACGCACCTGCTTGTTCTGGTTTCCTTGGCGGACCGGACGCCCTTCGCGCTGCTCGACCGAAGCCGGGAACCACGGCGCATCCAGGTGATCCAGAGTCGCCAAGCGCTTTTGCACGTTGACGCCGGTTTCCATGTCCTTGCCGCCGATCAGGATGCGCTTCTTGCCCTCGCGCATGTCGGCAAACAGGCGCTCCTTCTTGGCGTGCAGCTTGTAGTCGCGCATGAACGCGATGTGATCGGCCGGCACGCCGCCGTCCGTCAGGCGCTTCTCGATCCAGCGGCGCATGTCAAAGCCACGGCTCGCGGCCGACTGCTCGCCCAGGCCGATGTCCGTGAAGATGATGTGCGAAGCACCCTTGATCGGGTCGGGCTTGCTGGTGGCCGTGTCGGAATACTCGTTGTCGGCCATCGCGTGATAGTCATCGATCAGCGCGTCGAGCATCTGGTTCAATTTGCTGTCGGGATCGTTGGCCCGCGACGGGTCCACGAAACGCATGTCGATCGCCGAGAACCGGCCGTCGCCGATCACGCGCAGGATGATGTCCTCGCCCTTCTTCGGCGGCCCCTTGCGCTGGCGGATGGCCGTGATGCGCTGCTGTAGCTCCTGCTGGTACTCCTTATATCCGTCCGGCGCGGGCGTGATGCGTACCTCGCGCTGCCCGCCCTCGACGGTCGGACGCTTCACCAGCTCGCCCAGGTTGCTGCTGGTCAGGATGTCCATGAAGGAGCGGACGCGGCGCATCAGCTCCGGCACGTTCTGGAACTTGGCGAAGCGCGCAACGACCTCATAACCGCCGGCGGCGTTCTGCTCGAAGCCGGCAACGATGTCGCCATACTGGTTCGCCCAGGCGTCGAACGACGTCAGGCCGTCCTCTTCCAGCTGCTTCGGCTGGAACAGGCGCTGCGCCGTGTACAGCTCGCCCATGGTGTTCGTCACCGGCGTGCCGGACGCGCCGACCAGCGAGCGGCCCGGCTTCTTGCCGCGCAGGTATTCGACCTTCATCATCAGGTCGAACGCGCGCTGGCTGCCGGACGGGTCGATGCCCTTGACGTTGCCCTGGTTGGTGGCGAAGTCGAGCTTGCGGAACTCGTGCAGCTCGTCAACGAACAGCATGTCGGCGCCCAGCTCCTCGAACGTGAGCACGCGGTCCTTCTTCTCGGTCGCCTGCTTAGCCTCGATGCGGCGCTCCAACTGCTCGATCCGGCGCTCGACCTGCTTGCGCGTCAGGCGGTCGCCCTTGTCCGTCTCGGCGAGGATTTCCTTCCACTCGCCGATCTGCTTCTCGATGTAGCTCTTCGTGAACTCCTCGCTCATGCCGACGCGGCCGAACGACGAGTGCGTCATGACGATCGCGTCCGGGTTGTTGAGCGCGGCCTGGGCGATGAAGCGGCGGCGGTTGTGCGTGTGGAAATTCGTCTCGTCGGCCACCATGATGTTGGCCGCCGGGTACAGCTCCATGAACTCGCGCGCGAACTGCGCCAGCATGTGGTTGGGCACCGCGTAGACCGGCTTGTCGATCAGGCCGAGGCGCTTCTGCTCCATGCCGCCGGCAATCATCTCCATCGTCTTGCCGGCGCCCACCGCGTGGGCGAGATAGGTGTCGCCCGCCTGAATCTGGCGCCAGACGGCCCGCTTCTGGTGATCGTACAGCGCATAGCGCGACGACATGCCCGGCAGCGTCAGGTGGCTGCCGTCGAACGCGCGCGGCGCGATGTTGTTGAAGTTCTCGTTGTAGTACCGAGTCAGGCGGTCGGCGCGCTCAGCATCGGTCCAAATCCAGCGGCGGAAGGCGTCCTTCATCTTCTGCGAGATGTCGTTTGCCTTGGTCGTCGCCTCGATGTCGACGTGCGTTTTGCCGTCTTGGTCGCGGAACGTGACCTTGATCTGGCGGTTGTTGAGCGTGGCGTCGAGAATCTGCGACGCGCTCATCTTCTCGAAGCCCCATTCTGTGATCGCGCGCTCGACCGACGCGACGGTCCAGTCGTTCAGCTTCTCGTGGTAGGCGACGTCCATGCGCTCGCCCAGCGCATCGCGCGCGAACGCCTCAATGTCGGCCGGCTTCACCCAATTGGCGCCCAGCTTGACGCTGATGTCCTGCGGGCCGAGCGGACGCGGCTGCACGGCCAGCAGCGCCTCGACGTTGCGCGAATAGCGCTTGTCGATCTCGGTGGCGGCCTGGGCCTCCTTCAGCTTGCGCACCACGTTGCCCGACAGGTACTCGTCGGCCATTTGCCAGCTGGCGCCCGGCGCCTCGTAGATGGCCGTGCCCAGGTCAGCGATTGCCTGCTCGCGGCTCACACCAGCCAAGCGCGCAACGGTGTCCACGTCGAACGCGCCGTGGCGGTCGAGCGCCACGAACATGGCGTCTTGCGTGGTGTTGATGACCGGCTCGGTCGGGCGCTTCAGCACGCGGTCTTGCAGCACCGCGCCCTTGCTGATCGTGCCGTCCTCGTTGATGCGCTCCAGCGCGTGCGCCAGGGCGCCCTCGGCGTCGATCGTCATCAGCGGCGCGTTCTTCAGGCGGCGCGTGACGCTCGTGGTGCCGTCCGGGTTCTCGCGCTCGATCGTCGAGAACGCCAGGATGTTGCCGTGCTCCTTGACGAACGCGTCGTATGCGCCGTTGAGCGCCTGGAGCGAGCCCTGCCAATCGCCGTCCGTGAGCTGGTCAAGCTGGGCCTGCTTCAGCGCGTCGCGCAGGCTGACCCAGCCGCGCAACCACGCCCGCTCCTTCGGCTTCAGCTCGATCCGCTTGCCCTCGGAGTTGAGGCGGTGCGTCAGGTCCGCGCCCGCGCCGTCCTCGACCTGCATCAGGCGGCCGTCGTCGGCGACGTACAGGCCGCCCTCCTTCTTGGCCTTCGGGTTGAAATCGCGGTCCTGCACGAAAGCGCGCTCGGCCGCGCTGCCGCGTGCCGGGCGGTAGTCGCCCTCCGGCAGGCTCTGGATGGCCTTGGCGAATGCCTGCTCGATGTCCTCACCGGCGCGCGGCACGACGGTGTACTCGTCGGCGCGGTACATGCTGCCGGTCTTGGCGTGCTCGCCCAGCACCATCTCGGGGTGATCGGAGAAATACTCGTTCACGGGCGCCTTGCCCTGCGGCGTGTCGACTTCCTTGGTACCCAGCCACTTCACACCGTTGTCGGGGATGCCCGGCCCGCGCTTTTGCAGGAACAGCACGTCGGTCACGACTTCGGTGCCGGCATTCTCCTTGAACGCGGTCTGCGGCAGGCGGACGGCGCCGATCAGGTTGGCGCGCTCGGCCATGAACTCTCGGGCGCGGCTGCTGGCCTTGTCCATCGTGCCCTTGCTGGTCACGAACGCGACGACGCCGCCCGGCTTCACGCGGTCGAGCGTCTTGGCAAAGAAGTAGTCATGCAGCATGAAGCCGTGCTTCTTGTACTCGGCATCGTTGCTGACGACGGTGGAGCTGAACGGCGGGTTGCCGATCGCGGCGTCGAAGAAGTCCTTCGGCAGCGCGGTCTTGGTGTAGTCGCCGACGATCACGTTGCTCTGCGGGTACAGCGCGCGCGCGATGGCGCCGGTGATCGGGTCGAACTCGATGCCGGTGTAGCTGCTGTGCGCTGCCATCTGCGACGGCATCAGGCCGTTGAAGTGGCCGACGCCCATGCCCGGCTCCAGGATGGCGCCGCCCTTGAAGCCCAGGCGATCCAGGCCCGCGTAGATTGCGCGGATCACGCCCTCGCTGGTGTAGTGGGCGTACTGCATCGTGCGGCGCGCGTCGGCGTATTCCGCCGGCGTGAGTGCCGCCTTCAGGCGCTCGCCCAGCGCTTGCCAGGACGCGTCCTTGTAGCGGCCGTTGCGATCCGGGAAGATGCCGTTTGCGATCTCGGACGCACCCCAGCCCGTATAGCGGGCGAGCAACGCGCGCTCATCGGGCGTTGCGACGCGGCCACCCTTTTCGAGCTGCTTGACCAGCTCGACGATCTCGACGTTGCGCTCGGCCGTGTCCTTCCACGACCCTTCGCGCTTCAGGTCGCCGGGGCGGATGCGGTGGTTTGCTGCGGCGCTTGCAGGCTGCTGATCTCCTCGACTGCCTGCTGTAGCGCCACGCTCTCGGCTGCCTTCAGCCGACTGTTCGCTTCCTGCGTCCGCGTTTGCGGGTCGCTGATCTTCTGGAACTGCGGGTCGTTCGCCAGCGTGTTGTGCGCCTCGCTCTGCGACGCCTGCACGTCCGCCGTCAGCCGATTCAGATACCCGGACAGCGTCCCGTCCGCCTTCATCGCCGCGTACTGCTGCGGCGCTTTGTCCTTCATCGCCAGCTCCAGGGCGTGCCGGATTTGCTTCGGTGTCATGTTGGGCCTCCTGGGCCGTTTCGTTCTGAGACAGCAGCTCTGCATGCAGGCGGCCTGCCTCCTGGGGCGCAGTCATACCCTCGGTTTCCAGGCCAGGGAAGTGCCGCACCGCCTCGTAGAAGGACAGCAGGTAGGGCTTCACCTCGGCGCCGAAGTCCTCGACCATGGCCTTGGCATAAGCGCCGAACTCGCGCACGCCGGCCTCGATGTAGGCGCCGGCGATCGTCATGCCGTCCGTCACCAGCTCGGGGTCCAGGCCGGTGAAGGCCGTCGACTTCAGCTTGCGGCGCATGCGCGCGCGGGCCTTCTCCACCGCGTCCTCGGTGAAGAGTCGATTTTTGCTGAAATCTACGCCGCCAGAAGCCTTGCCGGCCGACGCCCCTTTCGCCTCGGCGCCGGCCGGCTGCTGCTTCTCGATGGTCACGCCCATGCGCGCGGCGCGCTCAAGCTCCGCGCGCGACCACGTGGTGCGTCCGCCGGTCGCCGTGTTGCGCACGGTCGTCTCGCCGTTGCGTCCGATCGCCTCGATCTCGTAGGACTGGCCGGCCTTCGAATAGCCGATGTCTGCGGACGGCGTGACGGTATCGCCCTTGCGCGCGTCGCCGAGCACGCGGTGCACGCGGTTCGGCTCGGCCTTGGTGCTCGGCTTCTTCGGCGCGGCCGGCGCGGGCTCGGCGGCGGGCTGCGCGCTCGGCGAATTCTTCACGGCTTCCAGAGCCTGATCGACCGGCGCATCCAGCACGATCGCCTTGACGTCCTTGCCCTCTTCCTTGGCCGCGAGAGCCTGATGGTGGCCGTCGATGATGTGGCCGTCGTTGGAGACGATCACCGAGCGGTCGCCGTTCGCTTCCTTGGCCTGCTCGCGCGTGCCGAACCACTTCACGGCCTCGGCTGGCGCGGCGGCCGGCTTGGCGGCTGTGTCTTCCGCCGCCTCCGGAGCCTTGCGCTTCGATTCCGGGACCTGCTCGCGGTAGTCGATCGCGTCGAGGCTCGCGCCCATGTTCTCGGACGGCTTGACCTTGGCCTCATGAGTGTTGACCCAGGCCAGGGCCTCCTCGCGGTTGAGGTACTGCCCATCCGGGGTGACGAATCCTGTGTCGGAGAATCCGCCGGCCGCCTTGGAGTGCCTGTCGGCAACATGGAAATGCAGGCTGTTCGGACGGCCGACGTACACGATGCCATCGTTGCCGAGGTTTGCAGGAACGACCCCGGCCTTCGGCAGCCGCTCGCCCTTGGTCGGATAGACCTTCCCGCTGGCCGCCTTGACTGTCAGTGCAGCCGGCTCAGCGGTGGCCTCTCCAGCAGCAGCTCCAGGTTCTCCAGCAGTGGGCGCAGTCTTCGCGGCACGCGCCGGCCGTTCAGCAGCAGGCGCCGCAGGAGCTGCGCTTGCCTGCTCTGCTGCGGTGACAGGCGCTCCAGCAGGTTCAGCGCGGCGAGCGTTCGCTCCATTGGCTTCCTCCATGGGCCTCACGTCGAAGACGACGCGGCCGGCCTCCTCGCGCTCGACAACCTGATGCGGCTTGCCGGTCTCGCGCGCAGCGGTGCGCATGGCGTCGTTGGCGTCGGCCTGCTTGACGAACGCGCCGGAGGCGGTCTTTTCCGGCGCCGGCTCGGCGGCCTGCTCAACCTGGGCGGCGGGCTGTCCGTTCTTGCGCTTGCTGATCTCGGCCTCGACGCGCTTGCGCTCGGCCACCAGCATCTTGTCCCAGCCGCCCGTGCGCTTCGCCTGACCGGCGAGATACTTCATGCGCTCGCGCAGCGCCGGCTCGTCCATGGCGGACAGGTCGGCTCCGGCCGGCGCGCGGGTGTCGGTCGGGCCGGCGGGCGCCTTCGCGGCCGGCTCCTCAACGCGTGCGGACGCGGCCTCCTCGACCTTGGCCGCCGGCTCGGGCTTGGGTGGCTTCTCGCTGGCGGCATTGTCGCCGATCTCTTGCAGCGCCTTCTCGCGCTCGGTCAGCGCAGGAGCGGCCTCGGCGACAGGCTCGATCGGCGCGACCTCGACGCCGTTGTCGCCGACCTTGACGTTGTAGACGGTGCCGTCATCGCCCACGACTTGCTTGCTCTCGGGCACGACCTTGCCGACAGCGCGCTCGATCGGGCCGGCGGGCGCGGCCGGCTCGGCCACCGGCGCGGCAGGAGCTGCGGCAACGGGCGCAGCCGGTGCGGCGGGCGCCTGGTTCTCGGGTGCAGCAGGCGCGGCAGGCACTGCCGGTGCAGCATTGTTTGGTGCGGCACTGCTATGGCCGCGCCCCATGGCACCAGCGAAGCCGCCGCCCGATACGCCGCCAACGACGAGGCCCTGCACGGCGTTCTCCAGCACCCCCTCGCTCAGGTCTTGGTTCGGGTTGATGTTGCGCTTGACGGCGGAGTTCTGCGCATACTGCTCGCCAGGGCTTTGGATGGCCTCGGTGGCGCCCTCATTGACGAAGCCCTTCATGACGCGCGGGACGAACTTCCCGCCCTCGGTCATGATCTTGCCGAGGAAGTGGCCGCCCACCTTGTTCACAGCCGCGTCGACGACGCCGGCAACGACGCCCGCCTGCTCGGCCGTGACTGCGGCCAGCTTCTGCTTAGCCGTCTCCGGCGTGTAGCCGTTGGCAAGCAGCTTCTGGTACTCGGGCGACTTCTCCAGGTCGGCTTGCTTGACCTTCTCGGCATCCTCGCGCGCTTGGTTCGCCTGCTGCGCGTAGCCGATCGCACCCTCGCTGACCGCGCCAATGGTCGCCATCGTCTTCGCACCCGCCTGGATAGCGGCCTGCTTCGCGGCCTCGGCCGTCAGGCCGGCCTTGAGCGCCTGGGATTCAGCCTGGGCGGCGGCGCCGCGCGTGAGGTACGCGGAGATGGCGAGGCCCACCTGCGTCGGCAGGTTGCGCACGACGTCACCGATCACCTTGACCGGCGAGGCATAGGCCGCCTTGTCCAGGTCGGTCGTGGCGTATTCCTTGTGCCCGTAGCGCAGCTCGGCGCCGGGCGAAATCTCCTTCATCGCATCTTCGCTGTTGTGCGACATGCGCCTCGCGAAGCGCGACAGGATCATGGCGACGCTGTTGTCCTGGTAGTCCTTTAGCTTCGCCGGATCGCTCTTGAACAGCGTGGCGGCGTCGCTCTCGCTCAACGTCCATGGGTTGACGGCATCCAGCAGCTTGGCGCCGGCGCCGGCGAGATCGTACATGCCGGCCTTGAGCGATTTGCCGAGGAACGACTTCGCCGCGTCGCCGACGCTCTCCTTCTTGCCGGCCTCGAAGCGGCTGATCTCGTCGGGCGATGCCAGCTCGTAGCGGTCCTTGTCGTCGCCGGTGTTGAGACGCGTGAGCACGTCGGCGCCCGGATCGGCCAGAACCTCGTAGCGGCCCGGCTCCTGCGCATCGAGCGCGGATTGCAGCGACGGGATGGAAGGCGTCGCAGGCGCTGCGCTGTCGGCAGATGCCACCTTGCCCGCCGGCGCGGAGCCGCCAGCGCGTGCGGCAACCTCGCGCGCGTAGTCGCGAGTGCGCTTCGCGCCATCCGACACGTCCGGAATGATGCCCTGCTTCAGGTCTTTGCGGTCATAGCCAGCGTGGTAGCCGGCCGCCAGCAGCGCGGGGTCTTTCGTGCCGAGCGCGCGCTGCCCGTAGGCGATGTAGCGCAGGCCGGCCTCCAGGTTGTTCCACGGATCGCGCATGCCTTCCGTGGTGCCCATCATGGCCTTGTACGTGCCGGGCATGACCTGCATGCCGCCGATCGCGCCCTTGTTGCTGTCGCGTTCGTTGAAGTTGCCGCTCGACTCCTGCTTGAAGATGGAGAGCGCAAACTTCGGGTCGATGCCAAGTTCCTCGGCGCGGCGGGAGACGTCGGAGGCGGTCGGCATGCCGCGCGACTTCACGGCCGGCGCGGCGTCCGGCTCGGACTTCAGCGCTTCTTGCAGCGGGGGCAGTTGGTAGATAGAGGCGTTCGTGTCTTCGGTGGTATCGAACAGGGGAGCGAAGAACGGTTGGTTGTCTGCCACGAAGCGCCTCTATCTGTGTCCAGTGTCCCGAGATTGTACCCGATGAACGGGCCTGTTTTACTTGTCGCGCGGGGGCAGCGCGTACACCGATTGCTTCGGCGCCGGGCTGGTGACTGGGCCGAGCTGCGACGGGTCGATCAGCTTGATCTCGCCCGTCTTCTTGTCGCGCACGTAGACGCCCTTCGGCGATGCTGCCGGCGGCGCGGCATCCTTCGCCGGCGCGGCGGCGCCATCCTTGCCAGCAGCAGGCAGGCCCGTCTCGCCCGGCTTGCCGCCCGCGTAGATGATGCTCATCGCCTGATCGACGAGCCTGTTCTGCTCCTCCTTCGTCTTGCGCGAGAACGTCGGGTCACTTTTCATGAAGTCCGAGAACGCAAGACGCCGCGCCTCATCCGGCGACGTGGCGCGCTTGTACTGGCCCGCGCCCAGGATGCCGGGCAGCGCCTCCTTGATGAAGTCGTCGGACACGCCGGCGGCGCGCAGAGCGTCGACCTTTGCGCCAACCTGCGCCTCGACCTTGGCCCGCTCCTTGGCGCCGGTCGTCGACACGTCGGTTTGCGCCTTGGCCGTTTCCTCGCTGATGCGGTTGCCGGACTTCTGGTCTTCCAGCTTGCTTTGCTGGTTACCCTTCAGGACCTGCATGGAGACGTCGCGCTTGAACTTGCGGTCTTCCTTGGCGACGTCGGCCGCGTTCTTGACGTTCTGCGCCTCCTGCGACAGCGCCATTTCGTGCAGCTTGGCCGGATCGTAGGCCATGCCCATGCGCAGGATGTCGCCCTTGGACAGGCTGATGTTCGATTCCGTGCCGTTGCCCTTGTTCTTCAGCGTGACGTTGATCTTGCCGTCCTCGCCGACGCCGTGCGACACGAAGTCGACGCCATCGTCGATGAACTTGTTGTAGTAGTCGCCCAGCGCCTTCACGCCGCCGTCCACGTCGTTCGTGAACATCAGCTTGGTCATGGCCTTGCCGAACGTCTTCACGGCATCCTGCCCGCGCCGCGACTCCACCCACTTGCCGAGCGATTCAGCTTTGTCGAAATCGCCCTGGGCGATGTACGCCTCTTGCAGCTTCGGCACGCCCGTCTTCATGAAATAGTCGGCCACGTTCGGCACCTGCTTGCCGGCCTCGGCCTCTGCGTCTGCGCGGTTCGCGAACGTCTTGCCGCCGACGCTGAAGGACGGCAGTGCATGGGAGCTGTCCGTAGTCGGAGTGCCCATCAGGCCAAATGCGGATGACGGCGACGCCGGCGCGATGTTCGCGGACGGCGCGGAGCTGCTCGCCGGAGCCGGCGCGGGCGCGGGCGCGGGCGACGGCGTGATCTCGACCGGCGCGGGCGCAGGTGCAGCGGCAGGAGCCGGAGCTGGCGCGTTGCCGCCATCCTGCGACGGCCCGGCTGGCGCCGCCTGCGTGGTGCCGCTGATGCCGTTCTGCTTCACGATGTCGGAGATGGCCGCGTTGCGTGCCTCCTGCGCCTCTTTGAGGCCCTGCTGGCGCACCTGCTCCAGCTCGTCCTCCTTCATGCGCGTGCGCAAGTCCTTGCCCATCGCCATGCCTTGCCGGAGGCCCTGGGACATGCCGCCGGCGAATCCGCCCCAAAAGCTCATGCGTTCACCTCGTGATTGAATGCCGCGATGTGCTCATTGACCGCCACGTTGATGGCGTCGAGCCGCGCCAGATAGATGACGTGCTCACGCGGGTGGTGTTGCTTCAGGTAGGCCGCGCGCCCCTCCTCCCAATACGCCGAGCACGAGATGCAGTCGGGCGAAGCGCGCAGCGTCTCATAGAAGCGCGGCAGCGTCGCGCCCTGCCCCTTCAGGTACGACAGCACATCATCGTCATCCCAAGTCTCGATAGGCAGCAGGTATTGGATGCCATCGACCACATCGCCCGACTTGATCGGCGCCTTCAGGCGGTCGCTGTCCTTCTGGCCGCGAATGATCAGCGTGACACCATCCTGCATCATGCGCTCGTGCATCGGGATCATCAGCGAGCGCAGGCAGCAGGAGTAGCGATCCTGGATCAGCGCCCGGCCATCGCCCGCCGCCGTCACGCCGACCGGCGTGCTGTTGACCGGCACGATGTCGGACGGCAGGCCGAATTCCTCGATCACCTCCGGTTGGCGACCGCCGATCTCCACGAAGTGCGGCACCATCTCGCGGATCGCCTTCATCTGCTCGACCGTCTCCGGGAAGGCCGCGCCGGTGTTGAGCCAGTACACCGTCAGGCGATCCCAATACGGGCGCATTATGTACAGGCACGCGAGCGAATCCTTGCCGCCGGAGAGCTGGAGCGCGATTTTCTTGTGCTTGCTGATGATCTTCTGCATGTCTTTCCCTGTTAGAACACCATGAGCGCAGCGCCGCCCAGCGAGCCGACCATCGAACCGAGGCCAGCACCGCTTGCCGCGCCCGCTTGCTGTTGCGCGGACCAAGCATTGACCTGCCCGTTGTACTGCGAGTTCAGCAGGCTGCCCATGTTGTTGTAGCCCTGCATGGCACCGCCATAGCCCTGGCTCATGACCCCATTATTCTGATAGAAATTGGAGTTGGCAGCGCTCGTGTTGCCGACGGCCGAGTTACCGGCGTTCAGGCCCAGGCCGTATGCGCTTGCGGCGGAAGCAGGCAGGCCATTGCCCATGTTGATGGCGTCGGACTTCAGCGCCAGCGCCTTGTTGCGCACGTTCTCGCGCGCGGCGTTCTCCGCGCCGGCGCCGGCCAGCGCGGTCAGCGTCGACGTGGCGCGGCTCTGCCCCTGGAAGCGGCCGGACAGAGGGTTGATGCCCATCGCAGCCATGCTGCGCTGTTCAGCGCCCTGCTGCTGCGTGGCGTTGCGCTGGACGTCGCTCTTGGCCTCGGCCGCCGCCTGGGCCTCCTTCTCCGGCGTGTCGTATTCGTTCGCCGTCTTGATGAACTCGTCCTGGAGCGGCTGGAACGTGCCCTTGTAGCGGGCGCGGTCCTCATGCGCCCACTGGTTCGTCTGATCCTGCGTTGCCAGCTGCTGCTCAGTGACGCGCTTCGTAAGCGCATCCATGTCCGCTTGGCGGACGTTGCCGACGTCGAACTGCTGCTTGGCGAAGTCGAGCCAGTTCTGGCCCAGCTCCGCGTTCTTCAACGCCGCCACGCCGACATTCGGATCGGGTGCCGGTGCGTCGCCGCCGCCTTTACCGCCCATGCGCGACCTCCTTTGGAATAAAGCGGCAGTTCTCTCGAAGCATGCCCAGGGTGATCAGGTCGTCGTCGCCGAGCGCCTGATGGTGATAGCCCTCGACCAGGAAGCCGAGGCTCTTGTCGAACTTCAGCGCGGCGGCGTTGCTCGCCGGCACGAGACCGGTGACGCGGCGCAAGCCGAGCTGGATGAACGGATAGGCGAAGCACGCGACGAGGAACTCGCGCACGAGCCACCGCTTCGATCCGTCGCTCGCCACGTGCATGTGGCAGTCGTGCGGGGAGAACCGGTCATAGACGACGACCGCGACCAGCTCGCCATCGCGCTCCAGGCCGATGGCATGCGCATCGTGCGAGAAGCATTCCACGCCGATGCGCTCGGCCGCCCACCCGATCAGCCGATAGTCCTCGTCGAAAACGATGTTTGTGGTCATAGCTCGCAACGGTCGAATTACCCGACCATTGTATGGTTTTCGTACCGCTCCGCCAATCGCGGATTTGCGGCGCTGTCAACGTTTCTTCGCAGAAACGGTGTTGTAAATCGCAGACAGAAGCGAATGGATCGCTGCGATATCCGCCTGCAATTTGTTGTAGTCGGCGGTGGTCGGCGCGGCCGTGATCTGCGTCGACTGGAGATCGGCAGGCTGGCCGCCACCCATCACGTCGCCACGCAGCACGGCCATCTGCGATCCGTCGCTCGGGCCGCGCTCGCCGACGAGAATCTGCACCTGCTCGACGGCGCGGTCGTACTTGCGCATGGCCTGCGCCGGGTCGAGGCCCGAGCGCATGGACGCGTTGCGCGCGATCATGTTGTCCGTTCCGCGCCCCATCACACGTTCCTCAGTTCTTGGCCGGTGGTCGCCAGCACGATGTCGGAGATGTTGATGTTGCTGTTGACCTCGATTTCCCAGATGCGCGCAAGGAAGCCTGACGGCAGCCGCGCCATCCTGTTCATCTTGCTCACGGTCTTGACCAGCTTGCCGTCAGCATAGATCGACACGCTCACGAACCCCTCATCCGGCAGCCGCTGCATCATGTCGCCATTGACCGCGAACAGATTGACCTCAGCGCCATTCAGCTCGCCGCTGATGGACGGCAGCGCGAAGTTCGTCGCGTTCTCCGCCTCGATGCGCTCGCGCTCAGCATCGTATGCAGCCTGCTCCTCTTCGCTGGCGGCAGTGCTGCCCTCGATCAGGATGACGCCGAAGTTGGTGGGCGTCGGGAGCACGAATTGCTTGGACCGCCAGCTCAGCGTTTCGTTGAGCTGACCTAGCGCATCCCACTCGAAAATCTCCTTGCCTACCAGGAAGTAGAGCGCTCCGGTCTGCAACTCGTGAAAGAAGGCGTCCGCCTTATGGTTCGAGCGGATGATGAAGGGCGTCGCGCCAGTCGTGTCGAAGATCAGCGTGCCGCTGAAGGCTGCGCCGCTCGGCTCGATGTACTCGTAGCTGGCGAAATACCGGCCATTAAACTGGCCGCCGACGATGTTGCCCGGCCCGGTCTTCATCCAGTCGTTGCGCGTCATCAGCTGCTCGGTGATAACCTGCATGCCATTGGAACCGGCCATCACCAGCCCGTCATGCGACGGATATGCCACCGAGTAGCCCAGGTCGATCACGCCGCGCGCGTTGATGCACGGCAGGTTCAGCTCGACGCGCTGCTGCTGCATGTTTTCCGGCGCAGTGCCCGACACGATGTACGGCAGCCCCTCGGTCATGACGACGATAGTGGTGCCGTAGGCGCCGAGCGCCACGATGGCGTAGTCCATCGTCAGGATGTACTTCTCGGGCCACGCGTGCGGGATGAACGGCTCGCAGAAATACAGGTCTTTGCCCATGAACGCGGCCATCATGCCGTTGGGCAGCGAGATCAGCCCTTGCAGGCCGTCCGGCGGCGCGTTGTATTCCAGCGACGGCAGCATCTCGCCGAAGTCGTTGGCCACGTGCGTGTCGACGAAATTGGCAGCCGACGCGGCGCGCTCCTCGATGAAAAACAGGTCGGTGCCGCCGCTGCCGGTCTGCGACCGGTAGAAACGCTGCTTGGTGATGTTGCGGCCGGCTGGCGGCGCCTGGATGCCCGTCAGCGTGCGCGTCTGCCCGCTCTGCCAGCCCGCGACGTTGGAGAGCGCGGACGGCTCAGATTCCTCGCCGAACGCGGTGACGAAGGTGTAGACGTAGGCGATGCTGGTGACATTGCCGGTGCCCGCGCCAGTCACAGTGAGCGCGGGCGCGGCGGTCGGCATCGGCACGGCCAAGTCATAGGTGGTGCCGTCGACGATCATCTTCGGCTTGCCGTCGCCCATGTAGTAGAGGCGGTCCTGGGCCACCGGGCCGGGCGCGGCGTGCACCACGCTCGGCCACGCCATCCACGTGCCGTTGTGCTTGTAGATGGTCTTGGCGTTGTCGATGCCAATGGTCGTGATGAAACGCGGCTGCCGCGTCGGCGTCAGGCCACCATTGTCAAGGCGCACGTTCATCGCCCGCTGCGCGGCCGTGTCTGCCAGCAACCTGGGCAGCGTTCGCGGCACCTCGCCAGAGTAGGCAGTCAGCTTCAGCGTCGTCATGTCGTCATCGCCCTATCACATCAACCCGCATTGTACAGTGCGGCACCTACGTCCAGCTCAAGCGCGCAGTAGCGCCGGCGCCGGGGTTTCCGGATGCCCAAGTGGCATAACCCCCAGCGCCGCCGGGGCCAAGCACGAGCGTGTATGTGCCGCCAATCAAGGGCGCACCTGGAAGTGCGAGGGGATGATCATCATGCGACCACCTGGGCCTTGAGGGCGTCCACCTGCGCGCGCAGCTCCTGCACCGCCTTCACCAGCGTCGCCACGATGGGCAGCAGGTTCGGGGACAGCATCGTTTCGCCGCCGCCGGCCGCGAACGTCGGGTCGATGCGCTCCAGCTGCTGGGCGATGAATCCGATCTCGTGCTGCTGCTCGGCGTTCAGGAAGGGGTTGCCCTCGCGGTAGCGGAAGCTGAACAGCTCGATCTTGCCAAGCTTGTCCAGGGCGTCCGTGGCGCTGGGCGCGATCTCGCGCTTCAGCCGCTCGTCGGACGGATTGATCGTGATGCCGTAGCTGCCGCCGTCCACCGTAAGAGTAATGAAGCCGCTACCGACACCCCAGCTCCGCCCGATACGCGTGCCGTCCCCAGAGTAGAAAGACTTGTCGATGTTGGGCGCGTTGGCGGTATCCCACATGGTGGCCGTGTTGCTGTTGTCGATCGTGCGGCTCAGGAACGTGCCAGACCACGACAGGGCGATTGCATTGCCACCCGTGTTCGCCACCAGCCGGCGCACGGTGTTGTCCGACGTTTTCCGGATATACGGGGCGAAGTAGTCGCCGTTGACGAATCCGACCACCGAGGAGCCATCCCCGGCAAGTTTTCCGGCCAGCCCGTTGTTCAGGGCCACCGTGGTAGCCTTGCTCGCCAAGGCGTCATACACCGAGCCCAGGCCACCACGGCCGATCAGGATGTCGTTCTGGAAGTTCGCGTTGTCATCCGCACCAAACCACATGGTGTTGTTCTCGGAGCTGAACTCGCCCGCCGTGCTCCGTCGCAAGAACCAGTTTCCGCCATCCGAAACGAGACGCCAGCGGCCGGCAGGCGCGCCCTGATCAGTCTCGCGGAACGTGACAATCGGCGCAGAATTCTCCACTGCGATGCCCGGCAAGGTGAGGTTGCCGGACATGGTGTCCCCCGCCTTGGAGACCTTCCCATCGGCGGCGCTCTGCGCGGCGCTGGCCGCAGCTTGCGCGGAGGAGATGCCATCGCGGAAGGCATCCAGCACGCTCTTAGTCAGGCGTGCCTCGATGCGATCGTTCGGGCTGAACGAGAGCGCAGACGTGCTTTCCTGCGCGCGCGTGATGGACATGGCGTCGACCGTGCGCGACGTCACCTTGACGATCTCGCGCGCGCCGTCCGCCCGGATCAGCGTCGCCATGAACCAGTCGCCAGCGCCGAGCGTCGGGAAAAGCGCACCATCCCCCGGCGTGACCGTCAATGACGTGCCGGAAGGCGTCAGCGGGCCGACAAGACGGCTGACAGCGTTGTTTGCGAATTGAACGGCAGCCATCAGCAGCTCCTCACACGAATCTTGAAACAGGTTTCCTTGATGCGGCCGGCGGCCGTTGCGACTGTCACGTCGACATTGTAGCTGGCTCCAGCCGTGCCGCCGGCGAGCCATACCTTCACGACAGTCCCGTCGATCTCGTAGGCCGGCGAGGTAAGCGTGCCGTCGTCCGGCGTGATAGCGACGCCGGCGCCCTGGAGCACGTCGCCATCAGGCATCCAGCGTGCGAAATCGATGTCGTAGTCGAGCTGTTCGGTGGCTGTTTTCTGAACGATACCTAGCATCAGTTCACCTCGTTGATGTGCAACACGGCACCCCACTTTGCGCCGACAGGAGAATCGATCCGTGGCTGGATCACGAAATTGAGCTGATTGCTCGATACCGCTACAGAAACCGTCGCTACGTTGGCGCCCGTGCCGAAGTTCGCATCAACGTCGGACCACACCGTGGTCACAGTGCCGATCGTCAAGTTGCCGGAGGCATCTGTGTGCGCTCGGAATTTCAGCTCCCAGGCCGCTGACCTCAGCGCCGTGCTGCGCGCCCATACCTCCAGGGTGCATTTCCATGCCGTGCTGGCTGGAAGACTGATGCCAGTAATGTTGTCGAGCGTGGCGAGGTAGGACGAGCTGACAGTAGAGGTCACTGCGGACAGCGGGACCTGCCGGCGGCTCACGAACGGGTTCGTGCCGACCGACGTGTCGCGGTACGCCCAGACCAGCAGCTCACCCTGATACAGCGTGCTGCCCTTGTACCCGCCCAGACTGCGGGCGTAGTGATGGCCGACCGTGTTGCCGTTGCCGATGGCGAACGAGTAGTTCGCGGTGCTGGTGTTGCCGTTGCCGAAGACGGCCGAGTCCGAGCCGGACGCGGTGTTGTTGCGCCCGCCGACCGAGCATGCCGTGCCGTTGATGGTGTTCAGGTAACCGTGCGTCCAGCTGTACGCCGAGTTCACCTTACAGGACTGCGCGAACGTCGTGCCAGAGGTGGCGCCGTTGCAATAGTTGCGCAGCCCGCCGAAGTGCCCGCTGCCCAGCGTAGCGCCCGATCCATTCCAGTTGTCGGTGCCACCGCAGAATGCGTTGTAGCTGCCCCCGTCATTGGTGTGGTAGCTGCCACCCAGCATCGTGGTGTGGTCGCCGTCGAGCACGCGATTGTGCGCGCCCGTGACGTGCTGCATCACGCCGCGATCGACCACGTTGTCGTAGCCGCCACCGATCCAGGAATAGTCAGGCTGCGTGCCCGTCGTCGGGATCGTGGCAAATGGGTCTTCAACGAACAGTTTGCTCAACGTGTCCAGGGCCGTGCCGAGCGTCCAGGTGACGCTGCTTGCGCCCACGGTGCCGGTCCACTGGTTGCCGGTCGGAGTGCCGGATGTGTACGTCAGCTTTGTGCGGGTGCCATCTCCCGCGATCCTGTAGAAATTCAGGTTGGCGATGCCGTTGACCGGCAGGTAGTTCCAGACGCCAGTGGTGGCCGCGCCAAGAAACTTCTGGCGGTTGTGGCCGTATCCGATCACCTGGAAGTTCGAGCCGTCTCCGCCGCCGGTGATGGTGCACACGCGCGACAGCGGATTGATGTAGGTGTAGGACGTGTTCGGCTTCTGGTTCGCCGCACCGGCCGACGTCACGAACTTCTGGGCCGACGATGCTGCGGCATCTGCTGCGCTGGCGGCGCTGGCGGAGGCAGATGCCGCCGCGCTCGCAGCGCTAGCCGCCGCCGCGCCCGCACTGCCGTTGGCATTACTGGCCGCCGCGTTCGCCTGCGCCAGCACGCCGTTCGCCTGCTGGTTGATCTGCTCGTCCTTCTGCGAGATCAGCGCCGCAGCAGCAGCAGCGATGTCTGTTCGCTGGCCCTCGATGAGCTTTGCGGGCGAATCGACCGGGCCGCCACCGAAATCAACGGTGTCGGCGCTCCCGCCCTTCACCCACGTGTCAACGTTGGTGACGATCTCGTCGAACTTGGCGACGCGGCTGTTCAGTGATTCGGTCACGGGTTCCCCCAGGAATTGTTCGGCATGTCGGCGCCGACGATCTGATCCAGTCGATCGATCGCGCCGGTGGTGCTGGCCTCGCCATACCGGCCAGCGTCAAGAATGAGATCGAGCGCGATGGTGCCATCCGAGTAGCGCGGCAGCACTTGGCCGCCCGGAACGCGATCGCCATCGCTCGGCACCACGAATGTCCGGCCATCATCCTGCACGAAGAGCTGCCGCTCGATCGGCGCAGGCTCGAACGGGCCGGAGATGGTCGCAGCGATCCGGTGCGCGGCAGAAAACGACATGACGGCGCTGCCGCCGGCGTAGATGACGCGGTAGCTGCGCGGCACGGCGCGGCCATCCATGATGATCTGCGCACTGCCTGCGCCATAGACCTGCGCGCCCAGACTTCCTGACCCCGACCCATCCAGCATAATGGCCCCGCTTCCGGCGTTCTTGCCGATTGTCTTGGCCCAGCCTGTCGCCTTGCTCAGAATGTCGACACGGCCGCCGCCGTAGACCGGGTGATGCGGGCGCACATCGCCGAATGAGTGCAGCTCAATGCCCGCCACGCCCGCGCCGAGCACCGGAATCTTCTGGGAGCCGGAGCCGATCAGGTCGATGCTGCCGGCGCCGCTCAACAGAAAGGCGATCTTGCCATCAGCACTCGCGCCGACATCAATTCGAGCCAAGGCGATCGGCTTGGCAATCAGCTTGGCCGTGCCGGTGGCGTCCAGGCTGACGCGCCCAAGGCCGCCGGTGCCGGCGATGCGACCGAAGCCGGACGCATCAAAGCCGAGCTGCGCCGCGCCAAAGAGAACCTGCCGCACGTTACCGCGCGCGGTGCCGTCGAGCGTGATAGGCGCTGCGCCAGCCCCCTGCGCTACCTGTGTCGTGACGCCAGTGGCGTCGACCGCGAGCGCAGCCGTCCCCTGGCCGAGATGCGTCTCCCAGCCATTGATCGGGACAGTGTTGAGCGCGTAGCGCATCGTTCGTTACGACGCCTGGGCCATCAGGCTGCCAGCGTCGAACACGAACACGTCGCCGACCTGGAGCGTGCGCGCGACGGTCAGCGGCGCCTTGAACAGCAGGTTGCCGCCGGTGGACGCGTCGAACACAGCGTAGTGCGTCACGGTCACAGCGGCCACGCCATTGTTGGCGGGATACGTGAGCTGGTTGACGTTGCTCGTCTGGCCGCCGGCCGCCGGCGTCCAGCCCGAGCCGATCGCCCCGCCCTGCTCGGCTTCGCGGCGCACGTAGGCCGGCCAGTTGCTCAGACTGACCTCGTTGGCGCCGGCCCCGACGCCTGGGTCGCCAGTGTGCAGCGACACGTAGGTCTTGGCTGGCAGCGGGAACGCAACGCCACGCAGCAGCGCGTTGAGAATGTTGTTCTCGGTGTAGGTCGATGCGGCGGCCATGAAAGCTCCTTAGAAAAACTGGCCGCGCGTGCGCACTGGTGCACGCTGCTGGCCCTTGATGGTTTTGGTGGAAAGGCGGTCCAGCTCGCGGTCGAATCGGGTGCCGAAGAACACAGCAAGGTCAGCGCTCATCCATGCCTTTCCGGGGATGATCAGCAGCTCGGAGAGCGCGCCATCGGCGATCGTCTTGCGGTACTTGTCGGCGATGAAATCCGGCAGGCTGTCGGCATCCAGCGTCGGCTTCAGCAGGCCGTAGACCTTCACGCGCCCGTTGTCAGGCGGGTAGAAAGTCAGCGTGTCCTCGCTGTACTGCGTGACGTACTGCGCCTGACTGGCCTGCGTGTTCGTCCGCCACTCCGGCGCCTGCTCGTCGAGCCATTGCGTCGACACCGGGCGCAGGTCGCGGCCGTTGAATTGCACCAGCTCCATCTCGTAGAGCGCGGCGCCATACGGCACGGCGACATCCGCGCACTCGTTGGCGGTCACATCGAATTCGTCGTCGCAGCGCCACAGGCGCGTGCGCTCGCAGAACTTGATGGCCGCCTCGCGGATCGCGGCGAACGCGGTAGGCTCCGGACAGCCGGGCGCAAACCGGTGGATGATCGGCATGAACACGTCGAGCGTCTTCATTGCGCGGCTCCAGCAGCGGCAGCAGCGGCGGCGGCCTGGGTTGTGGGCGTTCCAGTGGCCTGCACGCCGAGCGCGTCAGCGAACGCGCTGTAGTGCGCGGCGGCCACGGCGCCGTTGGCGAACTCGCTGTCCTTGCTCGATGCCCGGTACAGGCACCAGCTCACCAGCGCGCCGATGAACTCGACGCCCATCTGCACCACGTCATCCGGGGTCGTCAGGTCGGAATGGCGCCACGCGCAGACAAGCTCCACCTGCACGCCAGCAGCCGCCGGCGGATAGGTGTAGAAGACGGTCGGCACATTGCTGTCGTAGGTGTAGTGCCGGATTTGCCCGGCTGGCTTCATGCTGTGCCAGTCCGGGTTCTCGGTATCCAGCAGGCGGCGATCGGTGGCCGTGACAGCGCGGCCCGGCGATCCGTCCGCCTTCAGATTGCGCGGGATGTCCATCAGCTGGACGGCATCAGCCGGCAACGTCTGCTTCGAGCCGGCCACCAGCGCAGCGGCCGTCGTCTTCATGTAGGCGGACGGCTTGCGCACGACGATCTCGCGCGTGCCATCCGTGAGCCACTTAAGCAGCTCATCCACCGTCCAGCGCTCGTGATCCTCGTCTTGCAACAAGGTCGCGGCGCGGGAGAGCACGACGCTGGCGGGGAATGCCATGGCTTACGCCTCGCCCGAAGCGAGCTTCTGTTGGATGGTTTCGACGGTCCACTTGCCGTGCGGGGCCTTGCCGAACTTGGCCTTGTACTGTTCGGCCAGCGCGGCGCGGTCCGGCGCCTGCGGCATCTCGTCGGCCATCGTGTCGAGCATGGCGTCGATCTGCGCGTGACGGGCATCAGCGTCGAGCGCGTTCCACTCTTCGACGGTCAGGCCGGACGCGGCGTGCGCACGGGCAACGACTTCGCCGAGCTGCACGGAGCGGTTGTCACCCAGGTCGATCACCGCCGGGTGGACATCGCTGCCCAGCAGGGAGGGCGGCGGCGCGGCCAGCTTGTTGGTCGGCACGATCGTCTGCGGCGCGCCAGCCGCCGAGGCAGGGCGATACGGCCGGTACGCTTCACCGATCGACAGAAAGCGCTTGACGTGCGGCTCGCTCTCGACCTTGGAGACGTGCGCGCCATCTTCCAGCGGCGCGAAGTGGTATTCGACGCCTTCGAGCGTCACTTTCGTGCCGCCTTGGCGCTTCAGAATGCATTCGATCTGCATGTGTCCATCCTGAAAAGGCAGGGGCCGAAGCCCCCGCCGTTGCGCTCTGTCGCTTACTGGCTGACGCCCTGCACGTAGAACAGGATCAGCGCGAGCGTTTTGCCCGCAGCGCCAACCTGCGGGCCGGCTGCGACCTTCACGCCCACCGAGCGGTGGTCTTCCGACTTCTGGATGCGGAAGGCGCTCGATGCCGTTGCGCGCACGACACCGCCGGCTTGGCCGACAGTCGACGCGGCGAACAGCTCGTTGCCGCAGGTGCGCGCCGGGTCGTTCTTGCCGACCGGGCCGGACATGATGCCGACGTCGAGCGTGATCGTCGGCGCGCCGCCGGTGTCGAGATCATCGACGTCCAGGATCGCTTCCACCGGGACAGCGTTGCCCGGCAGCACGCCCAGCTCGATGATGTCGCCAGCGGCCGGCGCGTTCTTCAGCGTGATGTCGAAGCGGCAGGCGGTGACGTCGCCAGCGCAGTCGGGCACGGGCGTCATGCGAATGCCCTGCGCGAAGTCGGATTGGATCAAAGCCATGGTGTTGCTCCTGAGAGGTTTGTTGCGCGGTGCTACGGCCAGCGGCCGAGGCCGCCAGCCTTTGCGTCCGATCCGGTTAGGCCGGGTTGTTCGGGTTCGGGTCCTTGGCGTAGGTGTCGATCGAGATCACACCGAAGTCGCGATCGTTGAATCGCGTCTTCTTGATGCCAGCGATGAAGCCCGAGGCGACGGTCGGCTCGTTGCCATAGTCCTTCGTCTCTTCCTGCCAGTCGTAGCGCAGGCCGCCCTTGGTGCCGTAGGCCACGACGGCAGCCTGACGACCCATGTACAGCGCACGCGCGGCCGGCTGGTCAGCGCCCGCGCCGTAGTCGCTGAAGCGGACCACGTTGCGGTGCGAGTGCAGCACCGTGTTGCCGATCATGCCCAGGCCGCCCTTGAAGATCGGGTTGTTGCGGCCTTCAGCGGCGGCGGCGGCCTTCTGGATTTCCAGCCAGCCGGCGGCGTCCGACGTGCGCAGGCTGTGCTCCTGGAACGGAGACATCACACACACGTAGCGGTCCTCGCCTTCCACGCTGACCGGCACCATGTTCGCCGTTTCCGGGTCTTGGGCCTGCATCATGGTGGCCTGCACGTTGGCGCGCTCGATCACCACGCGCGACATGGTGTCGGTGTTGGCGAGGCTGGCCTTGCTGGTCGCCACGCCGCCGTACAGCAGGTGAGCTGCGTCCGGGGTGTTGAACGGGTTCTTCGCGTAGCCCGTGAACGTCGTCGGCAGGATGAAGTCCTTGTTGATGCCGCGCGCGCCCGACAGGTACATGAAGAACAGTTCGTCGGTGAGCTGGTAGAAGTAGTCGCCCAGGCGGTCGCGGCCGGTCTTGCGCAGGTCGTGCGCGGTGCGCTTGCGCGACATGCGGCCACCGGCGGACACCGAGTGACGCACCTGATCGATGATCACTTCGTCGGTGAAGAAGCGAAGGTTTTCTTCCTTGCCCTCGACGCGATCGTCGCCGAACGTCGGCTGGCCGCGCAGGCGGACGGACAGGTCAAACGACACGCGGTCGCCGGCGTCGCTCTCGACTTCGGTCTTGCGTTGGATGACGGCGTTTTCGCTGGTGCCGATGAACCGCGATTCGAAGTAGCTTTTTTTCCTAATGTCGACCGCAAGCTCGGAACTCCATTTTTTCTGAGCTTTGGGATCGCCGAACGCGATAACGGTGCTGGACATATGAGTGCTCCTGAGAGGTTGATGAGATCAACCTGAACACTCCTGCGCTCAGACGGACGGTCCGATTTTAGTGCCGCTGTTCCTGTTTTGCAACAGCCCTACGCATGTCGCGCGAACTCGCCGTGCAGCATGTCTGCTGCTAGGCAATAGAACTCGTGAGCCAATTCTGGCGTCTCGAACGTCCCAAGGTAGCGCGCCCTCCCATCGAATGTGATACGCGCATGAAAATTTCCGCCGCTTCTATGCGCATACACACCTTTGAAGCCCGTGCTCTTGCCGGCATGCATCTTCCTGTTCCGAACGTTCTCGGCGATGATGCAACGGCGAAGGTTCTCCCGGCTGTTGTCGAGCCGATTGCCGTTCTTGTGGTCGACCTGGATGGACGGGTCAGTTACGCCAGCGATGAGGCGGTGCATCTGGATGGTGACTAACTTGCCATCCTCGCCCTTGTAGCTGCGGCGAGCGTATCCCTTGTTGCACAGCCACCAGCGCCACTGATTCAGCCAATCGAAATCCTCGTCATCGACAAGGATCACCTCTCCCTTCTTCGTCTTGATCTCGGCCATATTTCTAAAGATGTAAGAAACCCCGCGCTGGGCGGGGTTCGGTCTGCGGTGCCGGCGGCTCAGAGCTGGACGCGCTCCAGCACGCTGCGGACGGACTTGAGAGCCTTGTACGCCTCGTTGTCCAGAGCCCGGATGCGCATGCCGAGGCCCGTGTTGCACGAAGAGTCGATCTTGCCTTCGTTGATGCTGTCGCCTTCCGGAACGACGACGCTCACCAGTCTTTCGCCCAGTGCGCCGACCTCGTCCTTCAGCATCTGGATCGTGCTGTCCAGGCGGAATAGCTCCCTTTCGATCTCGGTCTCGGTCTGCTGTACGCCGGGCTTGCCGATGGATTTGCCTTGATTGTCCAGACTGTTCATTTTGCCCTCCTGTGAATGGAGGCCAATTTTCTCCCGCGCCCTGCAAACTCGATACCCCGCCGTGGCGGGGCATCGTCAGGCTTTGCCGGTGATGCCTACCGAGGCCGCGATCTTGGCCGGGCTGGCCGCCGTCGCGCGCCGAATGGGCACAGACTTGTCGGCCTGAAAAGCGAGCCGGGCGATCTGGCCTGACTTGTGCTCAAGCGTCACCACGGCGTAGTCGCCGATGGCGATGCTCTCCCCTGGCTTCAGGTCGATGCGTAGAGTGCCCATATTCCCCCGTCAGGCGGCTTCGTTGGTGACGCGCACCAGCGACATGGTGCCGCCGTTCAGTCGGTACAGCCGGCCGTCAGTCGCCAGCGCATAGCCTACGCCCAGCACCTCGGCGATCCTCGGCTTGTTCTCCTGCTTCGCCGGGGCCGCGTCTTCGCCAGTGTCCGGCCGATACTTGCGCTCGAACACGTCCTTCGGGTTGACGTAGACGTAGCCGTCCTCCTGCGTCACGAGGTAGTCGCCCGGCACCGGCGTGTAGCGCGCGGTCATGCCCGCGTCCGCGCGGAACATGCCGCCGCCCTCCATGGTCAAGAGCGCGCCGTCGACCTCGACGATGCGCGCCGCCATGACGCGCACCGGGTTTGCGATGTATGCGGTTTGCATCACCTCTCCTTATCGGGATGCCAGATACGACTCGCGCTCGGACGCGGAGAGCTTCATCAGCGCGTCCTCGTGAGCGAGCGGATCGGTTTCCAGCAGTCGGTCAAGCGCGGCGTACTTGCCGCCGTTGGTGTCGTTGCTCTCGGCGGCCGGCAGCTTGCCGAGCGACGGCGGAACGTCGACCTTCGGGGGCGGCTTCTTCTCGCCCTTGCCGTTGCCCTCGTCCTTCTTCGCCGGCGCGGCCACGCCGAACGCCTTTTGCAGCTCCTCGTGCGCCTTGGCGAGCACCTGCGGGCCGGTCATCTTCGCCGCTTCAGGGGCGCCGCCGATCTTGCGCACCATCATGTCGAGCGCTTGATAGCGCACGTCGCTGGCGCGGTATTCCGGGTTGGCGTCCAGGAACGAGTTGACGTCGCGGTTCCAGTCGTTGATCGTCTGCTGCTGCTGCATCTCGGCCGCCATCTCGGCCTTGAGCTGGGCGCGCTCGATCGCCTTCTCCTCCTTCGTGATCTTGTCACGCGCGGATTCCAGCTCGTCGAACGTGATGTCGCCGTCGTCGTACTGCTTGCGCAGGTCGGCCCGCTTGTCGGCGAGCCCCTTCAGCTTGGCCTCGGCGTCCTCGGGCGCCTCGGCGACGTAGACGGGCATCGACTTCGTGCCGGTGTCCACCGCGCCGTCATCGCCGCCACCATCTCCCTCGCCGCCCTCGCCGCCCTCGCCGCCCGCGCCTTTGCCGCCGGCATCGCCGCCAGCACCAGCGCCAGCATCGCCGCCTTCACCAGCACCGGCATCACCTTCACCGCCCTGGCCGCCGGCGGCGGCACCAGCACCATCATCTGCGCCAGTGCCGGCGCCATCATCGCCGCCCGCGCCACCGTCTTCGCCGCCGGCACCGGCACCGTCATCATCGTTGAGCGCGGCCAGCTCCTCGGGCGTCAGTCCGTCAAGCAGTTCGTCGCTGTGTTTGGTCGTCATCTCAGTCCCTTCACTGTTGGAGAGTTTGATCCGGCGTCACGGGTTCGCCGGTATTGCTCGGTGCCGCACCATTCAGCTGCTCGGGAGACGGCGACACGGCCGGCTCCTGGGGCTGTTGCTGTTGCGGTTGCGGCGCGGGTTGCGGCGGAAGTCCTTGAGCTGCCGGGCTCACCGCCTGCTGCGGCGCGGGCGTGTGCAGTCCACCCGCCGGCGCAATGCCGTTGTTCTCGTAGCCGGCCTCGACCAGCACCGCGTCGCCGACCTTGGCGATGGTCGGCATGGTCACAATGGCCGTGGCCGCCTCCATGGCCGCCGCGATCGACGTGACGTTGGTGTTGACCGTCTGGCGGCGCACCTGTTCCGCCTGGGCTGCGCGAAGATCGGCATTTGCCTGCGCGGCGACGGCATCGGCCTGGGCTTTGTCGGCCTTGCCCTGCTTCTCCGCCAGCTCGGCCATGAACATCGCTTCTTGCGCCTGGGCCTGCTTGGCGGCGGCTTCCTGCTGCTGCATCTCCTCGGGCGTCGGCTCGGTCGCGTCCGGGTCGCGCATGCCGTTGATCTGGCGGATGCGCTTCACGATCTCGTCGCGGTTCGGCAGGTCCGTGGAATCGGCCCACAGGTCGAGCATCACGAGGCCAACCTGCGGCGGCATCTTCATGATCATCTGCGAGAGCTGCTCGGACGCTGCCTGACGGTAGGTCGCGCGCCAATCCGACTCGCCGATGATGAAGTCGGCCTTCGTGCGTACGATGTCGTTTTCCGGCAGGCCGTCGTTGACCGTGATGAAGTCGGCCTTGCCGCGCTCGTTGGTGATGCGGAAGGTCTTTTCTTCCGTCACGAACTGCTCGATGAGGGACAGCTGAATCTCGCCCTGCATCTGAACGGCGAAGCGCAGGTTGTCGAACAGCTTGTTCGTGGCGACCGTGCCCTGCTCCTGGCGGGCCTGGATCGCCACGCCGGACACGGCATTCGTCGAGCGCCCCATCAGCTCGTCCGTCACGCCGCCGACCTGCTGCAACATCTGGATGTCGCGGCTCATCATGTCCATGTGAGCGGCGGCCAGCTCGCGGTCGACGTTCAGCTCGATCTGCTTGCCCGGCTTCTTGACGAGGACGGCATCGGGCCGCGCAACCTCCTCGCGGAACTCCTCGATATCCTCGACCGCGCCCTCGTCCATCACGACCTTGTTGGACGAAAGGATGTAGAGCGCCTTGCTCGCGCGCTTGTTGATGTCGTCCTGGATGTCGCGCATCCAGCGGATCACGCCGTATGGCAGGTTGTCGCGGCCACGGCGGAAGCCCCAAATCGGGGTGAGGCTGAATCGGTTGTGGCGGAACGGGCTGGCGGCCTCGAACAGCATGTCGCGGCTGGTGAAGATCGCCACGCGCACGCGCATGGTGACGCGCTCGCCCAGGCTGTACATGCCGCTGTCCCGCGCCTCGACGTGCGCCGGGTTGCTCTCGTCGAACATCTCGCCGCGCAGGTCGCCGCTCAGGAACTTGGTGACGCGCATCGGCATGCGGTACCAGCACTCGATCAGGCGCACGCGCTGGCGCTTGTGGGTCGAGACGGTGCGGGACTGGCTGTAGGTGTCGCGGTCGAACTCGGCCCAATCCATGGCCTCGTCGCCGTCTTCCTCCGAGTAGTTGCCGTACCGCTCGGCGGCGACGGCCGCCTTCTTGATCTCGTCGGCGCGGTCGGGCACCAGCGCGCACGCCACGTCAACGTCCAGCCACTTCGGCCGGAAGATGTAGCGCATGTCGCTGCCGTCCAGCTCGGTCGACGCGCTGTCGAAGATCACGTTGCGCCAGCTCTCGTAGCGCGAGTAGATCGGCTCGCCGTCCGTGCTGTCGTCGTAGCTGTCCTCGACCCAGCCCAGGCCGACCTTGACCGTATCCTCGAACGCGCGCGAGCGGTGGAACGGCAGTCGGTTGACGTCCGACAGGTACTTGAGGAGCTTGGTCTTTGCTTCGGCCGTCTTCGCGTCGGCCTTCTTGCGCGGCAGGATGTTGAAGTCCGTGCGCCCGCGCTTCTCGCTGCCGATGATCCAGTTGACCGACTGCGCGATCACGTTGAAGACGAGCGGCGCCTGCCCGCGCTCCTTGAGCACCTGGGCGTCGGCCTCCGTCCACTGGATGCTGTCGTAGTAGTCCTCGTCGACCGCCATCTGAAAGCGGTTCTCGGCTTGGCGGTCCAGCTCCTGGTGCAGGTACGACCGGAGACGACGATGCAGCTCCTTCATCGGATCGCTGTCCAGGGCATGCGATGGCGGCGCGTCATCCTTGCCCGGCTCCTCGGTGGGCATCCGGGCCTCGGGATGATCAGCGATCAGCCGCGTGTTCTGGTCGTCGTTAAGGTCGAACACTCTGCCTCCAGGCGATTAGAGCGGGGCCTGCTCGTGGCTGACGATCTCCACGGATCGCTTGCGGCCGTCGACGCTCACGGTGGCATCGGCCACGACAACAGCCTGCGTCGGCTCCGGCGGCATCTCGATCAGGTCTTGCAGGTGATCGTGGATGATGTTCGCAATCCGGTGCGTCAGCGCCAAACCCGGCTCGAACCCCATGCCCTGCGCGAACTCGTGCGCCGCGCGGGCCAAATAACGGGGGTCATTGTACAGGTATGCGCTCGAAAGCGCCACGCAGCACGGCTTACCGCCGAAGCGGCGCGACATGAGCACCAGCGCCGGCTCGGTGTGGTCGTCGTCGTCGCCTCGCGGCACCCACGTGCCGTAGAGCGTGATGTCCCCGATGTTGCGCGTGAAGTGGCAACGGGTAAGGTCAAGGAAGTGTTTGCGCTCGCTCATGCGATTCTCCAGGAGTTTGGGCGCTTGCGTTTGGCTGCGCCCCTGTTCACGTTGATCAAGCCACCGGCGAACGCCTGCGCGAGCTGGCGCAGCGCGTCGGCCGCTTCGGAGTGGCCGCCAGCCTTGTCGGGCACGGTCGACCAGCATGCCTGCCGGTCATTCCACTTCTTGCGGTAGTTCTCGATGTGGATGATACCGGGCTTTGTGTGCTCATCGTCGAACCACAGCAGCGGGAACATGTCGCGCGTCTGCTGGATGCCCCAATTGACATCTTCGATGCGCGGCACGATCTCGAAGCGCACGCCCGGCATCAGCTCCTCAAGCATCTGCTTCGGGCTCTTGTTGACGGTCTGGCCCTGGCGGATGTGGTCTGCGTCATGCGGCAGGTACATCGTGTCCCACACCATTCCGAGACCTTGCAGCCAGCGCACGGCGTGGCTGTACGGCTCACCCCACGCCTCGTAGAAGCGGATGCAGCGCCACTCGTTCCCGATCTTCTGCACGACCCATATGGCCGTGCCGTCGCTGTTGCCAATGTCCCACACTGTGTAGCAAGGCACTCCAGGCATGACCGGCAGCCGCGTGATGCGGCCGTCCTTGCGCACCTGCGCGAGCTGCTGGGCGTAGTAGGTTCCTTCCATGCTGACGCTGAAAGCCTCATCGAACGTTGACGGGAATTCCTGGAACATCATCTGCTGATCGCCTGCGAATAGCTGGCGCCGTGTCGTGACGTACCAAGCGCGCTTGCGCGGTGGCAGAGAGCGCCCGATCAGTGACTCGACGCGCTCGAAATACTCGCGGTCCTTGTCGGTGATGATGACGCCTTCCGGGTCCAGTTCGTACTCGTCGGCATCCCACCAGCTTGCGAAGTGCAAGCGGAAGTCCAGCGGCGACAGCTTGCGGCCCTCATCCTTCGCGGCCTTAGCATCGTGCGACATGTCGTAGAACGCGCCGTCGCGGCCCTCGGCGGTCGACTCGACGAACACGATCCCATCGATCGGCACGGCAGGCAGCGTGCCAGTCAGCACCTCTCGCGCCTTGTCCGGGTACTTGGCGCTGATCTTGCCGAACTCCGAGACGTGCACAAAGTTCGGCGTGCCGCCGCGCATGGACGTCCCGACGCGCACGCCGGAGCCGTTGCCAAACTTCATCTCGGTCGTCGTGCTGCGCGTGATCGGCACCATCTGCTTAATGATGTCCGGCAGGTTGTCGTATGCGAGCTTGATCTTGCTCTCGAAAATCTCCTGCGCGGTAGGCAAGTCCTGGGCGATGATGCCAACGTCGGAGCCGGGCTTGAACAGCGCTGTGTCCAGGCCCATGAGCTGGATGAGTGTCGAGAAACCACGCTGACGCGCCTTCGGAATCACATTACGAAACCACATGCGCCGCAGAAGCTCCTCCTGCGCATCGTTCGGCTTGAACCGGACGATCTGCTTCTGCTTATTTTTGATCTTGTACAAGTTGCGTATCCGCCATTGCGGATCGCGCAGGCACTCGACAAGCTCGGCCTCGTTGGTCGGTAGCGTGGTCTCAGCCATGAGCGATCAGCTCTCCGGCCAATGCGTTGACTGGCGACCAGCCGTTCACCTTCACACGGCGCCGCGCGCGCTGATAGTCCTCGCCGACGATCCGGCATGCCTCCTTGAGCGTCAGGCGTTCGCCCCACCAGTCCACCAGGATCGACACGCGACGGTTGCGCGTCTGCTCGATCGCTGTCGCCCAACGGCAGTTTCCGGGTTCGTAGTTGCCGTTCGTGTCGTCGCGCTCGATCGATGTGCCGGCCGGACGCTCGCCCATGTCGGCAAGGAAGTTCTCGAACGATGCCCAGCGCTCGCACACATGAATGCCGCGCCCGCCATACTCGGCATAGCGCTCGTCGTTCGGATTGCGGCACCTGTCGTGCATCATCGCCCACGAATTGTAGGTCCGCGATGCACGGCCTCCTGCGGCATGACCATGCCTGATCCTCGCGCACCCGCACGACGTTGTTGCTCCGCGCTCCAACGAGGAGATGTCCGTCTCCACGTCAGAGCCGCAGTCGCAATGCGCAATCGCCTTCCTGCGGCCAGCGCCATCCGTAAGCCCAACGACGACGAGGCGCCCGAAGCGCCTACCAATCAAGTCAGTGCGTGCCGGTCTTGGCATGTTTGCGAATTTGGCTTTGTGATCTCGCCTGTATTGTATGGTGCGGATCGGTGCAACGCCATGAAAGCTTTATGCTTTCCGCATGCTGCGCCACATATCCGTATGCTCGCCGAGCCATGTGACGCGCTTGATCTCGACGAGGCCGCGCGCTGCGAGCGCCTTGATCACGCGCGGCGACGCCTCGATGTACGGCGGGAAACGCGCCCAATCGCGCGGGGCGCGACGGAGCGCGTTGCACATTGCCTGCGTGAGTGGCGCCGTCATGCCGCCGCCTCAATCTTGTCGTTGTCGTTGGCGTAGACCGGCATCAGTGCACCCCCTTTGCGCTGTCGATCAGCGTGATGCGGCTGGTGTAGGCGCCCTCGTGCGAAAGCGGCTTCACGTCGACGCGCGATTCCGCCGGCATGTGCTCGGCCACCAGC